GACGACGACGACTGGGATGACGACGAGGACGACGAGGACGACGACGAGGACGACGACGAGGACGAGGACGATTGGGAGGAAGACGAAGACGACGAGGACGACGAAGACGACGACGACGACGAGGACGAAGACGACGACGAGGACGAAGACGACGACGAAGACGAGGAAGAAGAGGAAGAGAAGCCGAAGAAGTCGTCCAAGAAGTCGACCACCAAGAAGACCGCTGCCAAGAAGTCGACCACCAAGAAGTCGGCTGCCAAGAAGGGCGGCAAGAAGAAGTAGCCAAGCGCCTCTGGCTACTGACGAGAGGGGGAGGCTCTGATCGCCGGAGCCTCCCCCTCGTTCGAAGGAGAAACAATGCAAATCATCCGAGGTATCGGAGCCGGTGTCGCAGCGATCATTGGTCTGATCTTGATCGGCCTGGCTGTGTTCTGGACCGGATACGCCCTGGAGTGGTGGCTCGCAGAACCGAAAGGACGGCTGGAGGCTCGCAAGGAGATCCAGTCAGGAGACTTTCGGATTGCTGCCTACGACCACTTCTTCAACCTGTGCTCTGCGGTTCAAGCCGACGAAGGGCGTATCTCCGCTCTCTCCGAGGAACTCGCTCTTGTGGAGCCGGGGTCAAGGCGTGAGACGCAGGTTCAGGCATCTCTGACTGCCGTGCGTTCTTCCCGGATCGAGAAGATCCAGCGGTACAACGCCGACGCTGCCAGAGACTACACGGTCGGGCAGTTCCGAGACTCGGACCTTCCTTACCGGCTCAACCCCAACCAGGAGAACACGTCATGCGCCGTTTGATGTTGATCCCAATCATTCTGATTCTCGCCTTCGGTGCGTCTGCCTGCGAATTGGGCAACACATCCGAAGATTCAGGTGCTCAGAAGAGCGAGAGCAAGGCCCGTCAGTCGAGTTACGAGCAACTCGTCAGCGCACAGCCTGCGAAGACCATGAAGTATTCGCCGTCCAGGGAGACGATCAACTTCTGGATCGACACCTGGGGCACAGAAGGGAAACTTTCCTTCGTGTACCTCATGGCGGGCAACGGGCAGATCGTCGGCTACTACGTGCTGAAGGGTCTTCCTGTCTCGTACTGCGCTGCTCTGACTCCGAACTACGACAAGGTGGATCTCGACCTTGGTGCTGACAGGGGAGAGGCGATCGTCAGTGCCCCCGGCGTGGATGGCGTCTACTACTCGGGCGGGCAGTGCAACCAGTATTTCGGGATCGACGCCACCACCGGCGCCTACGTCGAGTGGTCGATCGGTGGCAGCCTCAACTACCTGCTCTTCAGCGAGCCGATTCCGGTCGAAGCAGAACCTCTCGGGTTTACGACGATCGACAACCCCGAGGTTCAGAAGGCTCTGAACAACTAGCAGGGTCTTGGTCGAACGGTTGAGACCCCCGGTGCGTCGTGCCGGGGGTCTCTTCATCACAAGGAGAATTGGAATGTTTTCAACCCACCCCAAGGTCTACTTGGTGGCTCGTCCTCAGATCAACGCCGAGGGTATGCGTGCGTACCTCGATGCGGTCGATGGGGCCGAGTGGTACGAGCGCATCGCCAACGCCAACGAACTCAGCCACGGAGAGGCTCTGGTCGAGTTCATGGGACGCAACTGCTATCGGTCGTGGAAGCCCGGACTCAACCCCAACGTGACCAAGGTTCGTGAGGACTCCTTCGAATACCTTGGAAACATTCTGGAGTCAGGGCATGGATCGGTCCTGGAACACGCCCAATACTCCTTCGTGTTTCACAACGTGAGTCGGGTGTTCACGCACGAACTCGTCCGTCATCGGGCAGGGGTGGCGATCTCGCAAGAGTCCCTCCGGTACGTGAGGTTGACCGACATCGGCTTTCGGATTCCGCCAATCCTCGCTGAAGGTCCGGATCTCGTCATGGCGGGGGGCGATGGAGAAGCAGACACAATCCCGATGCGTGACGCCATCGTCAGCATCGTGGAAACTCTGGAAGATTTCCAGAAGCAGGCCGCACACGCTTTCGGGCTTGACGACGAGGGAGTGCCGTTCCACTACAAGAAGGAAGTCACGTCGGCACTGCGCCGTCTGGCGCCCATCGGACTCAGCACGACGATCGGGTGGTCGGCCAACGTCCGCACTCTTCGCCACGTGATCGAGATGCGTACTGCGCTCGGTGCGGAAGAAGAGATTCGCACGGTCTTCCAAGCCGTCGCAGCGATCATGCGAGAAGAGTGCCCCGCTCTCTCCCAAGACATGTTTTGGAACGAAAACGGAGAGGTTCTCTTCGACAACGTGAAGGTGTGACCATGAAGCAGAGACCAGGAGATCAGCAACTTCCCGAACAGAACGGTCTGCCCTTCGTTCAGCAACAGGTCATCGCTGACATCGAAGAGCGGATCAAGGTGGGGATCGAGAGGTACGGCACTCCACTCCAGCCGTTCAACGGTCGAGACACGCTCAGAGACGCCTACGAAGAGGCTCTAGATCTGGCGGTCTACCTTCGGAGCATGATCTCAGCCCAAGAGGTTCACGCTGAGGGTGTGGCCCAACTGATCACAAAGCAGATCGTCCAGTCGGGCCGGGCGAGGGACTTCGGTCTTGCTTTGAGCGAGGTCGATAACGTGGTCCGAGAGGTATTTCGGATTCTTTCCGAGTCAACGTTCCCAGAGAGGGAGTGACGTGAGCCAGATCGGAACTCTCTGCCGTGAGTGTGGGTACCTCGATCCCGAGGTTCCTGATCAGGTCGTGTGCCCGAACTGCCAAGGCTCGATGGAGAGGGTCAAGGTGGAGCGGTGCTCGGTGGAGAAGCCCGTAGTCAACTGCATGGAGATCAGTCACCGATTCACGAACCTCGATGACTGGCACGTGGAAAGTTTGGAAGAAGGGAGTGAGTGATGACCACCAACGGAAGTCATGTGAAGAGCGGGCCTAGCGCCTGGCAGACAGTCGGGGCGGCAGTGTTTTTCCTGTGGGGACTCTTCATCGTCCTCTGCGTCATGGCGGCAGCAATCCCAGCCGCTCTTCGTCTGGTTCAACTCGCCTGGAGCCTGTAAATGAAGAAGACCGGAAAGTTTGTCCATCTTCACGTCCACTCTGACTTCTCCATGCTCGACGGCATGGGGACGGTCGAGGGATACGTCGAGCGAGCGAAGAAGTTGGGGATGCCCGCCTTGGCTCTGACCGACCACGGAAACGTCTGCGGCGCTCCGTCCTTCTACCGAGAGTGCCGAGAGGCTGGAATCGAGCCGGTCTTGGGCGAAGAGTTCTACTTCGTGGACGACGTGGAGACCGCCAAGGAAGAGAAGGACTCCGACCGATCTCACGTCGTGCTCCTGGCTGTGGGTGCGAAGGGGTTCCAGGTTCTTTCGGAACTTTCTTCCGAGTCCCACAGGAACTTCTACTACAAGCCCCTCTTGGAGAGATCTCTGCTGGAGAACTTGGGAGACGACGCTCAGCACCTTGTCGCTCTCTCTGGCTGCGCCAACAGTCCCCTCTCTCGGAAGTGCCTGAACGGAAAGTTCGAAGAGGCCATGACGGAGGCGAAGTGGTGGATGGACATCTTCCACTTCGGAAACTTCTACATGGAACTCCAGAACCACGACACGGCGTTCGATCACCGTCTCAACAAGAGGCTGATCAGGATCGCCAGAGAGAGAAATGTTCCGATCGTTCTCACCAACGACCCCCACTACGTCACCGAGGATCAGTGTGAGTATCACGACGCTCTTCTCGCTGTTCAGACTGGCAGCGACCTGGACGATCCGAACCGCTTTCGCTTTGACGGAACGGGCTATCACCTTCGATCCGCCGTGGAGATGCGGAGAGCGTTTGCTCGGTACCCGGAGGAAGTGCGGAAGGAAGGGGTCAAGAACACGCTGCGTGTCGCACGCAACTGCATGGTTCGGATCCCCGAGTTTGAGACACGCTCTTGGCACATCCCAAAGTTTCCAGGAGTGGATGACTCCTACCGCACGCTCAAGAAGATGGCCCTCAAGGGGCTTCGCAGTCGGGGACTGGAGAACGACGAGCGGTACGTCTCCCGAGTGAAGAAGGAACTGCGGGAGTTCAAGAGGACGGGCATGTCTGACTTCCTCTTGATCACCCAGGACGTGATCGAGCACGCCAAGAAGAAGGGAATCCGAGTTGGACCCGGCCGAGGGTCGGTGTGTGGAACCCTCGTCGGCTACCTGATCGGGATCCACAAGATCGACTCCGTGCGCTACGACCTTCTGTTTGAGCGGTTCCTCAACCCTGAGCGCCCCAAGATGCCGGACATCGACTCCGACTTCGAACCCTCACGCAGAGAGGAAATGTTCGAATACGTCAGAGAGAAGTTCGGGGCAGAGAACATCGTCCACGTGGCTGCCTTCCAGACGATGAAGACCAGGGCTGCCTTCCACTTCCTCGCCAGCGCACATGGGATCTCGTTCCAAGACCGGATGCGTCTCTCCAACCTGATCGTGGAGGACGAGGACGGAGCGGTGGTTCTCCCCCAGGAGGTTCACGACAACTACCCCGACCTGATCGACCAACTCGACAAACTCACCGGGGTCAAGAGCGCCTTCAGCAGCCACCCTGCCGGGGTTCTGATTCTTTCGGATTCTGACCCGATCAAGAACTACATCCCCCTCATGTGGTTGCCCAACCCGAAGAAGTTGGTAGGGCAGTACGACCTGAGCGCAGTGGAGTGGCTCTTGCTACTCAAGCAGGACTTCCTGGGCCTCCGGAACCTGGCGACCATTGCCGAGGCAGTCCGGCTGATCAAGAAGGCCCACGGAGTCGACATCGAGCCGGACGACTGGACCCCAGACGAAGAGCCTGGCGACTCCAAGGTCTACCGGATGCTCGCACAAGGCCGGTGCCACGGCGTCTTCCAGATGGAGGGCGGTACGAACTTCCGAGGGATCCAGGCGATCAAGCCCACTCGGTTCGAAGACATTGTTTCCTGTACGTCTCTCTACCGTGCTGGACCGATGATCGCTGGCGCCCCTGATCGGTTCCTCGCCAACAGGAAGGCCAAGAAGGTAGAGGTCATCCACGAATCGCTGGAGCCGATCCTGAGCGCCACCTGGGGAGAGATGATCTACCAGGAGCAGATGTTTGAGATCCTCCACACGTGCGCTGGTTTCTCCTGGGCCGAGGTTGACGACGCCAAGACGGCCATGACCAAGAAGAACGCCGAGAAGATGGCGGCGCTCAAGGACAAGGCCATCGAGGGATTCCAGAACGTTTCTGGAATGACGGAGTTCGTGGCGAACGAACTCTGGAACATGATCCAGAGCCAGGCGTCCTACCTCTTCAACAGATCTCACGCCGTTGCCTACTCGTACCTCACGTACCAGACGGCTCGGCTCAAGTACCTGTACCCCAGGGAATACATCACGGCTCTGCTGAGGACGGTCGAAGGGAAGAGCGCCAACGACAAGCAGAAGCGTCAGAACTACCTGAGCGAAGCCACGATGCTTGGCATCAAGATCCTCCCTCCCCACGTCAACAAGTCGGACGCATACGCCATCCCCGAGGGCGAGGACAGCATCCGGCTCGGGTTCGTAGACGTGAAGGGCATCGGTGAGAAGCAGGGACCGAAGATCGTGGCGAACCGCCCCAAGAAGGGGTACCGCTCGATCGAAGAGGCCCGGTCGCTGATCGGCAACAAGGCCGTGCTCGATGCTCTCACCGAGGCGGGTGCTTTCGAATGTTTCGGAATCGAGACCACCCAGCAGGCTTTGGAAGACCGGATGGAGTGGCAGTTCCACGACCAGATGGAGGAATTCCGAAAGGTTTACGAGAAGAGGATGAAGCGTCCCCGTTCTGACAACGGGACCGTGAAGTTGTACGGCGAGATCGTGAAGATCGAGCGCCGCAAGACCCGCAAGGACAAAAGGGACTTCGTGGTCTGGACGATCCGGTACGCCCCCGGAGAGGAATACACGATCACGCTCTGGGAAGACGCCTGCGACCTGTGGGATCTCAAGCGTGGCTCGATCGTGCGTGTCGTGGGCCGCTGGTCGGACCAGTGGAAGAACGTCGGAGTCAGCAGCAGTGACGAGCAGGTCCGGGTGATCAAGGAGATCCGAGGCTCCACCGCAGATGCCGTCGTGAACTCACGGTGACTGTCGTATCAATGTCTGACGGCAACGACGAAGCGAGGCAGCGGTGACGAGACTCTGGACGCCTGGTGGATACAAGGAGGTTCCCGGCGACGGGACTCCCGAGGGCGACTTCGAAAAGGTCACGTCTGACGTGGCGGCAAAGAACTGCTCCAACCGGAGGCGAGGCCAGAAGAGGATCCGCAGGTGCTCGGCCTGCAAGAACAAGGTCATCATCCACTGTGACGATTGTCGCCTTCAGATCTCGGGGTGCTACTGCACGGACGTAGCCAGGTATGGCGAGGAAGAGGCGAAGCGCCGTCTGGGACTCCGGAACTCCAACGCAAACCCTGGTCGGTGAGGAATCATGGCTCGACGCAAGGCAGTAGCAGAAGACATGACGAGAGACGACGTTGAGAAGTTGATCAACGATCGTTTCGGAACCGGGACGCTACGGCGGGCTTCTGACCCGTCTTTGGTGATCGAGAGGATTCCCACCGGCATCCTCTCGCTCGACTACCTCCTTCGTGGAGGGTTCCCCCGCAATCGGTACGTCGAGTTGTACGGCAACGCCTCCGTGGGGAAGACCTACGTCGCTCTCAAGCACATCGCCACAGCGCAAAGTTTCGGACACTCCTGCGCCTTTGTCGATGTCGAGCGGACCTTCGATCCGGAGTGGGCGGCGTCCATCGGTGTCGACCTGGACGAACTCGGATACGAAGAGCAAGAGGTTCACGGCAACCAACTGGTCGACGTGATGGAGACGATGGTCCGGTCGGGCGCCTACGACGTGATCGTCATGGACTCGGTGGCTGCTCTACTGCCGAAGCAGGAGTATGAAGCCTCCGCTCAGGACGGAACTTTCGGAACTCAGCAAGCCAAACTCATGTCGTACGCCCTCCGGAAGATCACCGCAGGGAACCGCAAGACCGTCGTCGTCTTCATCAACCAAGTCCGAGACAACATCGGAGGGTCTGTCTTCGCCAAGAGGACGATCACGTCAGGAGGCCGTGCTCTCGGGCACTACTCCGGTGTTCGTATCGAGATGGTGAAGACCGAGAACATCAAGAAGAAGGCGAAGGCGATCGACCCCTCAAAGGGAAACCTTCGGGAAGCCGACACCGTGACCGGGCACCGGATCCTTGCTCGGATCGAGAAGAACAAGACGGGCGGCGCCAAGCCTTACGAACAGACGACGTTCGTGTTCGACTACGAGCAGGCCGGGATCGACTCGATCGAGGATCTGATCTACCTGGGCCGTGTCACCAACCTCGTCCACAAGCGGGGAGACCACTGGTGGGTTGACGGCTACCAGGAAGAGCGACAGCACGGCCGTACTCGGTTCAAGAAGTGGCTAAAAAAGAACCGGGCCATTGCCGACGAACTGCGGGAGTGGATCCTCAACGGCGAAGAACCCGAGGACGGCGACTGAGATGGCACTACCTCCCTGGTTCGACCGCACAGGGAACGACAGAAACCGACGCTCAAGGGAACAGGAGAAGAAACATGCAAAGTCGGTCGGCGGGAAGGTTCAGCCGGGTTCGGGAAGCAGTTGGCGGGCGCCTCAAGACGTACGGGGACCGGATTTCCTCGACCAACTCAAATACACAGACGGGAGTGGTTTCCGAATTTCCGTCGATGAATGGCGGAAGATCGAGCGAGACGCCTTCCAGTCCGGGCGTGAGCCTCGACTCGTCATCGAGTTCGAAAGTTTCGGAATCACCCTCTACGTCACCCGAGAGAGTGCTCACGGTGATCACCCCTCCGGAGCGTCTTGAGGATCTTCGGGAGTTCACCCTCGTCCTCAACTGCTCTGTCTTCGGGAAAGAAGAGCACGTACAGCAGAGCGCCTACTCCATCCTCAAGGCGCTGTACCTGACACACAACATCGTCCACGCCTCTCTCGATGGAGAGGAACTGAACTCCGACCCCGACTTCCTCCGGGATCTCAAGAGACTGTGATCGACTCAGACGCCAGAAAGATTCTGGCCCAGTGGGCTAGGGCGGGGTACTACGTCTACCTCCGTCCTCTCTGCCTGCCCTCGCAACACAAGGGCAAGCCCTTCTGGCGTGTGACCGTCGAGGTCTCTGACAGCAACGTGATCATCGAGGAAGGCAAGAGCCTCAACAAGACGATCCAGAAGGTCGAGCAGCGTACGCCTCGGAGAATCCGAAAGAAGGTGAAGTCGTGAGTACCGACTCTCGGATCCTCGCCTCGCTGGTGAAGCACATGAAGGCCAAGGGAGAAGACCCCCTGACGCCTCTGGTCGAGGAATACCTGATCAAGAGAGACCTGCCGAGGTTCAGAGGAAGGAGGGTTTCTGAATATCTGATCCCTCCCCTTCCCGCTCCGAGGCCACCCGGTCGCTTCTCTCCGTCGAAGATCTGCGGGTGCGAGAGACAGGCAGCGTTCTCCTTCATGGGCGTTGAGGGCCGGAAGAGAACGGACCCCGAGGGCGAACTCACGATGGAGTCAGGGAACTGGCACCACCACAAGTGGCAGTGGATGTTCACCGACATGGAGGCAGTCCTGGGTCGGAACCGCTTCCGGTGCTTGCACATCGAGCAGAGGATCGAGATCGAGGATCTCTACGTCTCGGGAACCCTCGACGTGATCATCGCCATCAAGATCGACGGCAAGTGGATCAAGTTCGTGGTCGACATCAAGACCATCAACCGGCGTGGGTTCGATTGGGTGTATCAGAAGCGTGAGCCGAAGGAGGCGCACGTCAAGCAGTTGTACCCGTACATGAAGGCGAAGAAGATCCGAAGAGGAATCATTCTGTACGAGTGCCGAGACGACGCTCGCTTCTACCCCTTCTACGTCGACTTCGACCAGAAGCAGTGGCGTGAGGTCGTGCAGTGGTGCGAGAACGTCGCCATGAAGATGCACAACCATGAGATCCCCCCGATGGCTAGCGACTGCGATCATGGAAACTTTCTGTATGACAGGTGCGTATACAGGAGCATGTGCTGGTCGGAGTCGGGCCGCAGGAAGATGCAAGAGGTCTACGTGAACTTCCCAGGCGTTGAGCAGATTTGGGAAGAAGGAAACGAGGCGATCCGTGCCTCAGCGTAACGAAAAGGTTGCACAACGCAAGGCAGACCGTATACAAAGGTATGTAGAGATCGAGCCTGCACTGGTGCCCCTCTGCGAGATGTTCGCAGTAGTCGATGACGTGTTCACGGAGGAAGGGGCATTCCAACAAGAGCACATTCGGAAATCTCTCGGGAGGATTCATCGACAGTGGAAGCGCACCAGATCAGCACTCGATCCAGACTTCAACCCAGAGTCGTACCCCAAGCGTCCACGCACCGTTCGGAAAGGACTCCGAGTTGGTGGGAAGACAGGTCGCTCTACGAACTCGCCAAGTGCAAAGGAGCGACCGACCTCTTCTACGGGGAAGAAGTCGACCTCCGGGAAGAAGCGAAAGCCAAGCGGGAAGAGCGGGAAGAGAAGTGCCAAGCGATCTGCCTGAACTGCGAGATCAAGTGGGAGTGCTTGCAGTGGGCGGTGTCGACCAACGAAAAGTTCGGAATCTGGGGAGGCATGAACCAGCCCGAACGTCGACAGTTCAGAAAGTGGCTGCGGAATGCCGGGTACCGTGAAGTCCCAGAGGGCGAAGAGTTCAAGGAAGTCCTCGAAAAGTTCCGAAACCGGAAGAAGGGGCGCAAGGTCATTCCCATTCATGGGGCTAGATCTGTCGCTAACCGGAACGGGAATCGTGGTGGTGCAGGGCGCCAAGGTGTCCGAGTGGCGGCATCTGCCAACAGAGGTAGCCAAGGACGAGCAGGAGTGCGGTCTGCTCCCATCCGGAAAGTTCCGGGGAACTAACGACGAGCGGATCGACTGGATTGTTTCCAACATCCGTGGGATGTGGATGTCGCATCTTCCTGCCCTGACGGTGATCGAGGACTACTCGTTCGCCAACAACTACCCCGGCTCTCGGATCAACGCAGAGATCCACGGCATCATCAAGAACCGACTGTTCCGGGTGTCTGCTCCCTACACGACTCTGCCTCCCAGGTCTCTCAAGAAGGAGGCCACAGGGAACGGCGCTGCCTCAAAATCCGAAATGGTAGAGGCGGCTCAGGCCGAGTGGGCAGAGTGCCCTCCTATCCACGACGTGGCTGACGCCTACCACCTTGCACGGTGGGCGCAGAGAAACTACAATGAGGTAGTTCAAGGAGGGTGACATGCCTGCTGACGTTCCTGAAGGCGCCTACACGTCGAGCGACGTGTGCAGAATCGCAAACGTTTCGTACCGGCAGATCGACTACTGGGTACGAACACGTCTAATCGTTCCATCCATCAACGACCCTTCGGGGTCTGGACGCTATCGGATGTATTCCGAAGGCGATCTCCGGAAGGTAGTTCTGCTCAAGCAGATGATGGACTCCGGGTTCGGTCTTCGGAAGATCCGGAGTGTCTTCGATGAACTCGGAACGGTAGACCTGGATTCCTTCGTGGGTTGGATTGTCGTATCAACAGAAGGAGTCAAGATCGTCTCAGACGAGGTATGCGAGAGCGACCTCTCAGCATCCCTCCTTGGAGGAAAGGGATTCGTGTGGGTAGCAAGACTCGGAAGGGAAAGCGAGGGCAGTACCCCGGAAACTGGTGGTGGGTCGTAGGGAAGCACCGCCGCACCGGAACGTGGCAGGGCGTCTACATGGCTCGCTCCGAATCTGCTGCCAAGCAGATGCTCAAGATGACCGAGGCCAATCGCAAGTCTCCCGAGCACTCCATGTTCAAGAAGTTTCGGGTTGCTTCTCCGCAGCAATACAAGAAGGTTTACCAGAAGCAACTTTCCGAACGTCTTCCTGCTCCACGATGTGAGGTTCGAAACAAGAAGGGCGAGAGATGCCTTCGTCAGCCACATCCTGAAGGGACTCGGCACGTCTCCGACTGGAGAAAGTTGCGCCGTGTTCTAGAGCGTGAAGGACAAGAACAGTGAACGAGTCGATCTGCGGGCACACCAGTCATGGCTTCGTTTGTACGTTGCCTGACGGCCACAACATGGGGCAGGCCGACGTTCCCGAAGCACATCACCCCGCTCAGGTCGGGGCCGACGACCCCCGCAAACCCGAATGCGTCGAACGGTGGCCCGAATGCGAATCGTTCCTCTACGACCCTCGCTGCTGCCGGTTCCCCAAGTCGTGCAGCGCCGGTTCGTCTGCGCCCCAGGTCGGGGCCGACGACGTGGCGGGACTGGTGGAAGAAGCGAGGCGCCTCCGTGAGCGCATGGACACTCCAGCGGGCCTGGAACTGGCTGACTTCGTAGTTCAAGTGCGAGATCTTCTTCCTCGTCTCGCTGGCGCCTTGCAAGAAATGAGAAACAATCTGACCTCTTACCAGTTGGCCGAGACAAGCATGGTGCAGCAGTTGAGCGATCTCACCGCACGTGCTGAAGAGGCTGACGGGCACTTGGAAGAGGCACAGAAGGAACTGAGCAGGATCGAGAGAGAGATCTCCTTGGCTCGATTCGCCCCACTCGGAGACAACCACCACAACGCCGCTATCTGCCCTCATTGCGGAAACCTTCTAGGTAAGGCCAAAGAAGTCCTGCGGGTGCTCCACGACAACGCCGAATCCCTCACTCCAGACGATGTGCGAAATATCGCCTTGGGATTCCTTTCGCTCTACCAGGAGGAAGGGAAGTGAGCGCCGTGAAGGTCGCCGTCATCTTTGTCTCGGGAATGCTTGCTCCCTTCGTGCTTCTGAGGATCTTGCTCTTCCTGGCGGGTCTCTGGGATGCGGTGAGGCGCCGCACATACTGGCGTATGTGGTCGAAGAAGGCATCGACGTACAGCCTCCGCACGCTGATCGAAGAGTGGGACAAGAAGGGGATCAAGTCTCAATACCGCATCATCGTGAGTCGAAAGAGAAACGCTCTGGTTTGGATTCGGAGAGGCGAGAAGCCTCTTTCGGAAAGTCCAGGAGACACGGAATGATCTGCTTACGAATTCGCCGTCGCTCGATCGCACTTCCTCCGCTCCGTAAGGGGATTACGCATCGAGACGGACGATGCTGGAGATCTCGCCACTTCTACATCTGGACGGCCCGACGCAGGCATCACGGCGTCGAGTTGCTCAGCGGTCGCCGCATCATCAATGGGTGGCGACAGGGAATCGAGTTGGCCGTGTCGTGGCGAGTTCGTAACTGCGGACTTCACTCGCCCGCTCTATTGGGAGGAAAGGAGTGAGCGCCCAACCTCGATGCGACATCTGCGGGGTGTTCATTACCCGAGATGCTGCTGAAAGCATCGGGATCTGTCCTAGTTGCGAGACGGACGACAAGGCCATCCGTGACATGCACGTAGCCGTGATGGCAGAGCAAGATGCTATCGAAGCGTCTCGTTCTGAGGGAGATCTCTACGTCACGAAGACCGGAAAGATTCTCACAGACCAAGAAATCGAAGACCTGGCCGAAGAGGCTATGGAAGGATACGACTTTGCGAACGCCCCTCCGTGCTTGGTCGGTGACGCCGAGCATGACTGGGCAGAGGGAGTGACGACAGGAGGCCGTCGTGCCCTCGCCTGCACTGTCTGTGGATCGAAACTGAGGAAGTAGTACGACCGTGGCTCCGAGACGGACCCTTGTTCAGCATCTTGAGGCGTTTGCCGCTCGCACCAGCAGAGGCAACTCCAAGGACGCTGTTGAGAAACTTTACGCAGATCTGGTGAACCGATTCCCCACGTCGTCCACCGCAGAGGCGTACCGATGGAAGTGCTGCCTCCGGATCGCCCTGAATGACTACCTCGGCGTGTCGGAGCAGGATCAGCGTGACATCGCCTGGGCAGACGCTCAGGAAGCCGCTGAGCGCCTCTCTTGGGCGCTGAAGAAGAGCGCCGGGGTGGAGTCGTGATCAAGTTCGCCCTGACGCTGGTCGACTTGGCACTGATCTCGATCACTGCCCTGGCGTGGCACGACTACTACAAGCGTTGGTGGCGGTACCTCCCGGAATCCGAAAAAAGATGAAGGCCCCCGAAGGGGCCTCCACCTTCCGAGCGGGGGGTAACCGCAGGACTATTCGGATTCTCCCGACCCTCTCAAGCGGGTCAACTTCTGGTGGGTCGTCTTCACGGTCGGGTCCAACTGCTGAGGAACGTCGTGAAGCACGACCGAACTCAGAGACGACAGGGTGAGTCCGACGAACACGATGCTCTCGGCGTTCAGATCGGAAAGGTTGAAGTTCCCCACCGTGATTCCGGTGGCCCACGCCGTCCCTGATACGAGCCAGATGACGAGAACCCCGGCGCCCCAGACGATCGCCTGAGTCACGACACCGTTCCAGTCTCGGTTCTGGACGTACTTCAGGAAGTCGATGACCTTCTTGGTCAGTGCGGCGACTGCCGCCATCGGAACGAACTCCACTTGCCTACCTCCTTGACAGGGTTCAGAGCATCCGTCGAACGATCTCGGCAACAAGCATCTTGGAGTGCTTGGTCGAGCCGTTGTTCCTGATTTCTTCCAGTTCCTCCGTAGGAAATTCCGAAAGAATCAGTGCTTGCCGGATCCGGAGGTTCTCGGCAGTGATCTCCATGTGGGGAGTGCGGTCGATCTCAGGGAGATCCTGAGTACGGCAATCGGTCGCCAACGCAGAGAGAACCGTCCGCAGGTCAGCGGGACTCTCGATCTGCTCACGAGTCCGATGCACGACGACCCCCAACATCACGCCTCACCAACCGTTCAGCAATCTCTGTCCCTGTCAAGGCGAGATCCTTCCACTGCTCGATCTCCCGCAAGGCGTTCTTGTACGCCCATCCGGGAACCCACCAGCCCTTGAGCGCACCGAACACGATGACGACCAAGAGACCGATGGTTCCAGCAGCGTCAAGGATCTCTAGCACTGAGTTTGGTTCACCCACTGTTGTACCCGCCAGGGCCAGGAGTCCTAAACCGGACTACGGACTGATTACCTCCCTAAACGTATGTGGCTATGCGAATGCCACTTCGAATCCGTCGTCACCGACGAGCGTGTACCCGCCTGGGGTGATCGACAGGCCGACGTACGAGCGCCCTCTCTGGTACGCAGGAGCGTCCTTCAGGCCGGGCACGGCGCCCTCGTACTTGGCATCACCGAAGGTGTAGACCCCACCCCCGGAGTCGAGCACGTAGTAGCCCTTCCCGGTGGGAGTGGGCACGATGTCTGTGGCCCGAAGCCCCGCCCTCGGCAGGTCGATGCCGAGTCCGGGAACCGATCCGTAGAACTTCGCCCGATGCAGGGTGAAGACCCCTCCTGACACATCGAGAATCCACGTCGGATAGAAACCTTCCGAATTCGGAGAGGTCTTCGGAACGACGACTCCCGTCACGATCTTGTCTCGGGCGGGAAGTCCGGCCGGGCGGGCGTAGGTGTTCGGGTGTCCCACGACTTCTCCAATCGCATCCACGTGCGCCTGAGCGCACTGATCCAGGTTGCTAAAGAGCCACGCTTCCTCTTCGGGATTCGTCGTGTGGCCGTGCTCAGCGAGGAACTTGTAGGTCGCTCTCGTACTCCGAGAGTCCCGAGAGTTCCATGCGTAGTAACCGGAAAGATTCCTGGTGTAGTTGTCAGGAAGGAACCCCCACCTGTATCCGTGCCGCTGGTGCGCTCGCTTCCAAGCGTGAGCGAGTCGCTGGTCAGTGGCATCTCCTGGCACGTAGCCTACCGAGGCGCCGTGGCGAGCACGGTTCGTGCTGCCATCGCAATGCAGCGACACGAACACGTCGCTGGAGGGAGGGCGGATGTCTGCGCCGATCACATGGACCGTATGCCCAAGCGATCTGAGCCTCGCCTCGATGCGAGGGGCGACAGCCCTGTTGAACTCCTGCTCTCGGTGAGTACCTGTCGCTCCCCGAGTCCGGGGAACGTGTCCCATCTGGATCACGATCGTTGCCATCGGTCAGTCCTTGTGGATGTCGGGTTCGTCCTGGCGGAAGGCCATCTCTTCTTCGCTCAGGAATTGAGGTTCGGCGTCGACCTCTTCGTCTTCGTGAACGATGTCCTCGTCACCCATTTGCGGTCCTCCTGTTCTTGCGGCCGTAGGGAACGCAAACTTCTCCCTGGTTCTTGAGCAACCACTCCACGTCTTCGACCCGGATGAAGCAGTCCCCGTTGACCCCCCAGGACTTGCCCCAAGAGTTTCGGAATCTGATCACTTCTCCGAGTGGTGACTTGAGAAGAACGCCTCGGGCGAGGATGGCGTGACCTCCGACCTGGCGAGAAGAGCGGTCCACCCAAAGCCAACCGTCACGATCAGTGTCGTACATCGACTCGTACCAGGGAAGTCCCATGACGACTGGGCCTTCGTATGCGATAGCCCTCATGGCGTCCTCGATGTTGAAGGCCCATCGGTAGCCTTCGTAAAGATTCTGCTTTTGCAGAACCTTGACTCCTGCGAGAACAGCCGTCCCCTCGTAGAAGGGAGAGGCGCCGGGGTAGGCGCCTCCATCCCAAGGGTCGATCTTCTGAGCCTCCCAGTAGATCTGGGTGCGTGCGAAGTCGGCCGTCACTCCGTGCATCTTGGGCACAGCGCAGAGTTCGTGCGCCCAGGCAAAGCCTACGCAAGCACCCTCACGGCCTTGATCAAGGTGCGGGGGACACCACCAGGACCGAGACCTGAGAGGTAGTCCTTCAACGACAGTGCTGATCGGAAACTCTCTGCTTCGTTCATCGAAAAGAACGAGGCGGTCGAGTCTCACGTCCTCGGCAGTTGATCCATCACGCAGTTCGGGCACCCACCTATTGTGCCATACATACGTAGGTTGACCGTTACTTCTCAGGCGACGACACTCCACATGCCAAAGAGGTTCCCTCCTTGGAAGCGGTAGTTGCCATTGGTTGGTCCCGAATCGTGCTCGCATTGAGCGCCAACCCGAATGATTCCAGTTGGCACTCCAACGACTGTGGCAATCCCTACGCCTCCCATCAATCGGGTGTTGGTCGCCCCTCCTGAGAAGACGTACTGTGCGTTACCCCAGGAATACGAGGATCCTCCGTCGATAGAGACCCCTGATCGCATCCACCCTCGGTTGACTTCGGAAGTCGTAAGAGCGTTGGCGCTTCCCACAATCATTGCGAATACCTGGATAGTCTTGCCCTCCGGGTAGTCATCGAACTCGATCCACTCCGTAACAGGGTCGCCCCAGTCGGTGATAACTCCAACGGCCGAGGGATCGGTGGTAGAAAGCACACTGAAATCCCAGTTTCCCTTGAGAATGTTTGCAAGGAATTCTGAACTCAGATGAAACTCTCCGATCGTGCCAGTAGGGATGGCACGACGCTCCAACTTCTCTACTCGATGGATCAAGTCGAGAAGTACCGATGCGGGATCAGAATCTTTGCTAACGTTTCCACCAGGCACGGCTCATACGTCCTTGATCTCTACGGGATCCAGCCGATCATCCGAAGAACGTGGTCAGCAAACTCTTCGGACGGAGCGAGGCTTCGAAGGTCTTCGATGGCTTGAGCGGCCAGGGCGCCTCGCAAGAACTCGTCTGCGGCTGTCTTGGCGACCTGGAGTTCGTGCTCTTCGATCTCCTGCTCTGTGGGAGGGCGTCGAGTCACCTTTCCTGTGGAGCAGTCGACTGTTACAATTTCCGAAAGTTCATCCATGACCTACCCCAGTCCGTAGAGGCTTGCCAGAGAGCCAGCAAGGAAATTCGGTCCCGTCCCGAGCGACAAGACCACTCGGTTGATGGCGGCGTTGTTGGCCCACTGAGTTCCGTAGAAGGCTAGAGCAACTGCGCCTGTGCTCGTATACCACGACCGGGCAAGAGTCGCCTTGTTGTTGGTCGCCTGAGCGTAGTTCGGAATGAGAATCTCAAAGGCTCCGAACCTGTTCGCAGTGGCACTGTTGCCTGGAATGTGTCCGGCCACCCTGTCGCTTGCGATCGCCCCCGAAAGGGTCGTGGAGTTGGCGAGGAAGGACTGGCGGTTGTAGTTGGCGTCTGTCGTATCCCCATTGAACGACTGGACGATGGAGTCGTTGCTGGATGCTCTGGTGCTCCGGGCGTATCCACAGATCAGAAGGTGGGTGAAGTCGTCAGGGATGCTCTGGAAGTCGAAGGATGCGGTGTCTGCCAGCAACTCGACCTCGGCAATGAGAACCTTTCCGATCTTGTCATCGAGGCTCTCAAGACCGTCTCCCATTGCGATCAGAGATTCCGGGACGGACGTATCCGTCACGTCAGGGATGTAGAGGCCGGTCTTGCTGCGGGTGACTCCGTTGAGGGTCATAGGTCACTCCATGCCTTGTTCTCCAACGACTGCCAAGAGTGATCTCGGTAGTCGTACCAGTCGAGTTCTGTCCGGTACTCAGGGTCGAACTCCAGATCGAAGGTGTTGTCGGGCCTCCAGATCTTCGTAGACACCCGATAGTAGGCGTCTACCTGAATCCTCCCATGATCAATGACGATCGGCAGCCAATCACCAACGTCGATCGTGCTCGCCAGGTCTGGGTCTACGCCTTGAGCGCCTGTGATGCTGACTGCAACGGCAGGCTCTTCTCGATCGAGAACCTCTCGCTTCGCCCTGTCGGTGAGCCATGTCGTGTCGAGTGTGTCGCCTTCTGACCAGACCTCTTGCAGAACGCCATACTCTGCGCTCTTGGAAACGTTCTCATGGATACCTTCGAACCGGATGCCTTCAGACGACGTTCCTCCGAGGGCGTATACCTCCGTCGCCATGCCAACAGCGTCCTCGCTCCAAGAGAACGACAAAATGTTTCTGAGGTCTTCCTTGCCTTCTTCGTCTGCCTTCCAAATCAACTTCTCCCGGATGCGAGCGATCCCCTTGCGGGGGTGGTATGGCTGCCACTGACGCTCGACTCGGGTGTCGAACGTCCCCTGTCCTGTGTCGTAGAGCCTCTGGACGACAGAATCCGAAAGTTCTTCCGAGAAGATGGCGACGTGCTGGATGATGCCCTGAGTGAGTCCGATGTGCCCCCACTCCGACTTTCCGATGTAGTTGGTCGTCCTGAGAACGTTGTCAGGATCTCCGAACGCAAGGGTCGCCCAAAGAACCCCGTCCTTGTAGATCTTGAGGTTTCCGTTTCCGTCGTAGGCGAAGACGAGGAAGTAGATCGTGTCGAGGTTGAGAGACGACGGGGCGTACACGATGCTGCTCTGCACCGCACCGTTGAACTGAAAGGCACCGACCTTGCGAGAGTTGGCGGCGTCAGCAGACAAGAACAGGACGACGTTGCTGTTGTCCTGACCGGCTCCGAACTCGATCAACCTCTGGTAGTCGACGTAGGAGTGGAGTTGCACCCACGCAGCGACGGTGAAGGCACCACCGTCGAACCACACGTCGTCCTCGATGTCGACGTACTCGTCAACCCCGGTGAAGTGCAAGGCGCCGTAGGGATCGTCCTGAAGCATCCCAGAGACTCTCAGAGGATCCCCCATGATCACTCCGTGGCGCCCCTGCCCGGAACTGTCCAACGCCGTGTCGGTGTCGTCTGAATCCGAAAGAATCCAGTACCCAATCGGGTTGCGCTTCAGTACCTCTTCTTCGTACGAGACGGCGGCATCGAGGTTGTATACGAGATCCCAGTCGAACCCACCGTCCAAGAGAGGGAACTCTTCCAGGAGTTGATAGATCTTGGGGTGCTCTTCTCGGAGATACTGCCGAGAGCGAAGTCTCGACACCCCGCTCCACTCGCCCTTGGTGATGTTGAGGTCACGATTGGTCTGGCCGTCCATCGTGTCTTGCTGGGCGTAGTTGAGCAACTCCCAGGCGATGTCTCTCTGCTCGATGCTGGTATAGATCAGTGAGGTACGGTCGATGATCCTCTTTCGGAAAGACCCCATTGGATCTTCCAGTTCGAACGTGATCTCTCGAAAGTTTCCGTTTACTCGCCACGGCTGGCCCCAGAACTTCAAATCTCCGTCGATCCAGATCTGAACTTCCTTGTTGACCAGGCTCAAGTTACGAACCCCTGGATCGAGCGGGTCGACAGAGATCGAGGCCGTGTCAGGAGAGTTCAGAACGTCTGAGATCGAGTTCACCTTGGCGTTGGGAAGTTGGGCAAGCCGATTTCCGAACTTATCCACGACGTAGATGTCGACGGTGAAGCCGAGCATCGTGACATCGGACCCGAGGATGAACCGAGGATCGAGAACCGGCGACTCAAGTTCTTCCTCGACGGCAGGCAGAGGAACATCACCGACCGACTCCAGCACGAGGATGCCGTACTCTTCCTCGACCGCAGTGTCGATGACAATGATAGAGGGGAATGCCTCCCCTCCGTATGGTTGAGTTCCGTAAACGTTCTGTCCCAGAGGCATGTGTCTCTACTGTCCTCGATCGGGATCCAGCCTCTACAAGTCGTCTCTGACCTTGATGTGCAAGTACCCCACGGCCAAGTAGGGAGGCATGTTTTGGTGCGGCTGACCTCCACCGACAGATGCGTGGGTGTGATCAGAAACGTTATTTGTATTGCCGGTGTGAGTGTGATTGCTCGCAGTGTTCGTGTTTCCGGAGTGTGAGTGAGTGCTGTTGCTCACGTTGTGAGAATGACTCTCGTTCGACGTTGAGGCTACGGCGTTACCACCAGCAGCGTTGTTGACCTGACGACCGCCACCACCACCTGCCAAGTCAGTCGTGTACCCCACGTCGTGGAAGTGACTATGACTGTCGGTGTTGTGGGAGTGCGTTGAATCGTTAGTGGAAATGTTGTGGCTATGGCTTCCTCCACCGTTGGTGGAGATCGTGTGCGAGTGAGTTCCAGCGGCGCCGTGGTCGTGAGCCGGGATCTCCGGAGTTCCCAGAACCACAGTCTCGGCGCCGCCACTATCTCCAAGGCTGCGAGCGGTGAGACCAGCGCCGCTACCAACCACGACAGGAACACGACCTGACGCACCAGGGAGGTTGAAGGTGTTGAGTCCGTCGCCTGCACCGAACGCAGTTCCGACGATTGCGAAAAGTTCGGAATAGTCGGTACGACTGACCTCTTGAAGATCGACCTGCTCCCAGTTCGGACCCAGGTCAGATCGAGTAGACCACCGGAGATCACCGATGCTCCAAGCAGCCTCTTCCCAGTCGTACTTCGTGGGGGCGTGGACCCACTTCGTGTTCTGAGGCCACTCGGCAGCGGTAGTGCCTTCCTTCTCTCGGACGATGGTGGCGACCTGAGATCCGGCTACGTGGTCAGTGATCCACGCAATCTCCGGGGCGCTCCCATCGGGGTCGAAGGTGATGGCAACGTAATCCGGCGCCGTGATGGCAGGAAGAGACGCCAGAGCAGGAGAAGAGAACGCCAGCGCCACAGAAGAGAGAGGGCTGTCGCTCGTCTGCCCCTTGATGAAGTTGAATCTCCGTCGAGCCATTCCTATGCCTTTCCGAAACTACGATCCGTCTTGCGATCGCCAGAACCCCTGCTCTGCACACCGGAGCAGAAGGTCAGTGCCGTCTGTCGTCACCACGTACTGGTGGCCGGTAAGAGGTACGGCGTTGGGATCGGTGCCGTCGACATCGAGGTAGAAGATCGCCACTGCCAAGGTGTTGTTGACAGCGCCCCCAGCACCGACCCACGTGACATCGGAATGTTTTGCAACGGTTCGATTCGTCACGTCGTCCACCGTGATACTGAGACCGGCGAGGGTCTGCCTGGCGTAGTTGGTGAAGTCCGCTTCGACGTTGCCAGCCTGATCCAGAATGTCTTGGATCGAGTCACGATCCTTGAGATCTGCATCTGCCTCTGCGGTCTTCAAGAGCAGGCACTTGATCGTCGCTCCGTCAGCGACGAGTTGGCGCACACGCCCCTTCCCCACGTTGAACACGAAAGCCATGACTTCTCCCTACTGCCAGGTGTCTCGCCAGAAGATCGTCAGCCTGGAAGCGGCCGAGACTTCTGACCCATCACGGTCGTAAACAATCCGATTCGTTCCCGGAAGAACCGACCACCAGAGGTTGTCAGTCCGAACCTTTTCGAACACGTCCACTCCGTTCAGAGTGACCGTGTTGTTCTTGACGTTGATCTCCAGAACGTCTGCGGCCCCGCCTTCCACGTCGATCTTGATCTGGCGGAAGTCGTCGTTTTCGTTGGTGATCCGAGGATTCACGAACGGACCCTGGATCTGGATGGTCGGGTCGTAGCCGTCTACGAAGTCGCCCAGGTTCTCGATGTCGACGCTTCCGCTCGTAGATCCCACCCCAAGGTTGACCTGGGCGCTCCTGAGCGTGTTGGAGAGGATGATTGGGTCGGGGGCTACCAAGAGAAGATCCACCTGACCAAGCCCCAGGGCAAGTTCGTAGTCGGATGGAATGTTTCTACGAAGGCATCGTGCCATCACTCGCTTCTTGATGTTGTCGTCATCCATCCAGACGAAAGGTTCCAGAGTTCGTGAGAACCTACGTCGTGGTAGTTGGAAAGCACTCCTGACGGCAGCAAGGGCGGATCCGATGTCGTCCACGCTGCTGTCGATCTTCATCTCGATCTCGATCTCTCGCTCTGCCATGCGAACGAAGCCAGGAGCAGAGCCATGCTTGAACTGGTACTCCGTGTCGGTCCTCTCGATCTCGGGCATTGAGTGCAAACCGTCTACCTGCTCCACCACGTAGACCGTGTTGGATCCGATCAGAAGGTTTCGGAACTCGTACTGCTTCTTCCGGTTGATCAAGTCCCCAGCAGCCATGACTCACCCCCTCGACGTGATCTTCTTCTGCCAGAACACTTCTCGGACGACTTCGTGAGCAGTGGCAGTAGGGATCATGTTGAAGTTGAACGTATCGCCACCCGAGACCACCGGATCTCTCTCCAGAGCGGAAAGCATCCGCATCATGTCGTCCTTCATAATCATCCCCCGAACCAAATCATTCGGAAGGAGGTACTCCGGGAGTCCTGTCTTGTTGAGGATCATCGACAGGCCAGGAGGAATCACTCGCCCTTGGTCTGCCAGAGCAGCGTGAACGTGATCCAGGTGAGACATCTGGAGGGTGGGCCGGACCTTGTGGATCGGGACGACCCTTCCTCGCAGGATGTTCCAGTCCGCTCCTGCATAGATCAACTCGTACAGTTGATCCTTCACCCGAGCAAAGGCGTCGAAGATCTTCTTCAGCCCTGGGGTCAAAATTCCAGGACCGCCAGGGTTTCCGAAGTCGACGGCCTTCCTCTTGGAGTGGAGGCTGTCGAGATCGGTGGGGCGCCAGACGGAAGTGACTCGGAAGTCCCGCCCGTACTTGAACCCCGACGACTTCAGGAAGTCGATCAGAGGACCGGATGCGCTGGCCCCCATGCCGTAGTGCAGGCCGGACCCGATCTTGAACATCCCCTCGGTGTCCTTCTGGGCACCACGGATCCACTCGATGGCTCGATCGACAGGAGTTGTCATCAAGCCAGCGAGCATCTCTCCAGGGAATCCGAAAAGACTTCCGGCCTTCTGGATTGCGGACTTGATTGGTCCGACGAGACGCTCCAGACCCCAAGCAGCAGCCTCACGGAACTTCTCGACCACGAACGAAACAGCGTCACCCGCTCTATCCCGAATCCACCCTCCAGCGCCTCCAACAGCGTTGGCAACGTCCTTCAGGCTGGGTCCACCCGTCTCAGGAGCACGCCCCTTGTTGAGAGCGTCGAGGTAGCCCTCGGGGAGAAGCCGCATCCCTCGACGGGAGATGATGCCCTCTCCGGACTGGAGGACGGCAGGAACCTCGCCAGGACGAAGAGAGTCCAGTCGGCGCTTCTTCTTGCCCTTGCCTGCGACGCCGCCTCGGTGGTGCTCTTCGACAGTTCCGAACTTCGGCTTGGCGGGCTTCTTGAAGTCGACGTCGGGGATCACGTCAGCGATCTTCATAATCACGTCGAAGAACGGACTGAGGATCTTGTCCCAGACCCATTCGAACGGCTTCTTGAATGCGTTCTTGATCGGGTTCAGAACCTTTCCAACAGCGCCGCCGAGATCACCGATCGCACCAGTGATCTTTCCGGGAAGTTCCTTCAGCCACTCTCGGACGCTCTTCCAACGATCGCTCAGGAACTCGCCCAGAATCTTGATCGGGTTGTTCTCACGGAAGAACCGAGAGACCGTGCTAGCGAAAGAACCAAGGGCGCTGACGATCTTTCCAGGCAGGTCACGGAACCACTGGAGAACGTCTCGGCCGACTTCCTTGATGCCGTTGAGAAGCCCTCGGATGATGTTCTTGCCCATATCGGCCATCAACCGAGACGGAGACCTCATTCGGAAAGTATTCAGGAGCGGGTCTACAATCCACCCGATCAGCCTCTTCGGCCAATTCCAGAACAGATCCTTTCCGAGTTCAACGATCCCGTCCCAGAGGCCCTGAATGATCTTGCCTCCGTGCTTCGGAATGTTCTTGGCGACCCACCCGATACCTGCGGTGATCTCTTCCCAGAAGATCGCCACGATGCTTCCGACCCACTGACCGATGAAGGCGCCAGCAGCGATACCAATGGGACCACCGAACGCCCCCACGATGGCTCCGACGATGGCACCCACCGCACTACCGACACCGCCACCAACGATGAACCGCTGAGGGTCAAGGAGTCGTTCCCAGATGCTCTTCTTTCCGCCGCCTCCCGAGGCAGAACTCTCCATATCTCCAAGAAGTTTCTGAACTGCGGTCTGACCAATGCCATCAAGAGCAAGAGGAATGGCATCCCCCATCTCGTCCCCGAACGAGTCTGCAAAGTTTCCGGCGGCATCCTCGCCAGCGTCAGAGAAGGCTTCGGGGACTTCAGGGACAGAGGGGGCGTTCATCAACGCCTCGGAGATTTCCTCGATCCTCTTTCGGACAGGCTCGATGTTGATCGAGTCTCCGATCTTGTCGAGTTCCTGAGCGAGTGCCCGAGCAGAGTCTCCAGCGTCCCAGTTCTGGCCCGCCATGAGGGCTGTCTGACGCTGTACCTCGACTGCCGCCTCGGCAGAGTTGAGGTATGCACGCTCAAGAGCGATCTCGGCCTCTTCCAAAGCCCGAGCGGCGTCATTCCCAGACCTCGCCCTAGCCAGGGCGTTCTCTGCGTCCCTGACTGCGTTCGTCTGATCCTTGAGACTCAGGCGAGCCTGACCAAGAGCGAGTTCTGCCTCCTTGTAATCGGAATCATTCTTCAAACGGTCCCGAGCAATTTGGAGTTCCCGCTCTGCCTTAGCGATCGCCCTGGTGGCTTCGTCCACATCACGACGAGCAGCAGCGAGTTCTCGCTCCAGTTCGTTGATCCTCTGCTGGCGAAGAGTCTCGTCACGGAGTTCTGCGAGTTCCCTCTCGCTTTCGATCAAGTCGAGTTGAGAATCCGAAACTGAAAGCCGAGCCTCTTCCAACTTCATCTCGGCTTCACGAATGTCTCGGGCGCCCGCACCCTCTTGTCGAAGGTGATTCAGCAACCACTGAGCATCGGAAACGCTTTGAGTCGACCGGACAAGGCTGAGTTGAGCGTCACGCAGTTTATTGGTGGCCCGAAGAATCTCTTCCATCGTAGGGCCAGCACGGAGTTCAGCGATCTCCTGCTCGATATCCAAAACATTCTGCTGCGAACGAAGGAGCCTGTCTTGAGAGTCGGCCAGAGCATCCTCTGCCTCGGCAACCCTCTCGGTTGCGAGAGTGCGAGCGATCGAGAGTTGATACTGCGCCTCCTGCAAACGAAGGATGGACTGCTCCCGAGCCATCTGAGCCTGCTGAAGATCATGCTCTGCACGTCGGATGGCCTCGGTGCGGTCCTTCGTTGCGGCCAGAGCCTCGTTGTAACGCTCTTGCGCCTGAGCGACGGCAAGAGCGGCTTCTCTCTGCCGGATCTCGGCCTCAACGATGTCGATGTGGGCCTGAGCAATCTGCTCCAGAAGGTTTGCCAACTCACGGAGTGCATCTCTCTCAGCACGAACCTTCCGTGCAGTCTCTTCGGCCGAGTCACCCAGGTCGATCGTTCCCCGAGCGGCACGTTCTGACCCAATTCCGATGGCTTCCAACTCAGCCTGAGCGTCAGCGAACACGGCGCTAGCGAGAGCGCCTGCGCTCACACCGAATGCCTCAGCAGCAGCCTGGATGTTCTTGGCGGCGCTACCAGAGAACTCTCCGTACTTCTTCATGCTTTCGGAAAGTTCTTCCGTCCTAACCTTGCCCTGAAGGAACAGACGAGCCTGCTCCCGAGACAGGTCGTTGCTTCTGGCTAGGTACGCCGCTAGTTGCTTCGTCGTATCGCCCAACTTCTGCTGGGCTTCGATTCGCTTCTGCTCGCCGCCTCCCCGGCTCCAGATCTGCTGGAAGGCAAGCAAGAGAGGAAGGAGGAACAGGAACGTCTTTCCGAGTCCCGCCACGATGCCCCGGAATCGAGCAAAGAGAGATGTGGCTCCAGCGGCGGCAGCACCAGCACCAGAGATAGCAGTGCCGGACGACACAGAAGCCGACTGCTGACGATGCATGGCAATGGTGACATCGTTGACTTCCTTCTCCACGATGTCCTCTGCACGTGCAAGGCCGAGAGCAGAACGAATCTTCTCTCCCATCGCAGCAGATGCAGTACGAACCCGAAGAGTAAGGTTTGCGAAACTGTTGCTCACCCGGTCGATGGCGTTGGCGAGCCGAAGTAGCGCATGTTGGATCTGCTCAGCCTGAGACTGAGCCATCATCATTCCGCCAACAGACTGACGAACCTCGGTGTCAACCTTTCCGAACGAGAACCCGAGTTCGTGCATCTTGGACTTCAACTTCTCGGCCGATGCGGCGCTGCCGCCCATCACACCGATCAGGTGAAGCAAGGCTCCCGTAGCAATGGCGACTCTCGGGCCGAAGAGGGTGACGATTGCCAATGCGGCGCTGAACACCGTCACCAGGCCACCCAGAGCGGCGATGACCAACTTCATCGGTCCTGGGAGGTTGATGATTCCGAGAACGAACCTCGACGCCCACTCGACGGCCTGCTTCAGAGCAGGAAGGAAGGCTTGGCCGAAACTCACTCCCGCCTCATGCACCAAGTTTCGGAACATTTGCAGTCGAGCCGAAAGCGTTCCGTACATCGTGGCGGTCTGCTCGCCAAGGAACAGACCTTCGACGTACGCCTGGTTTGTCATCTCCAGGATCGACGTGAGTTGGGCGTTGGAGTTGGCGCTCTGAGCCTGCATGGTCGCCAACTGCAAAAGGGTCTGAGACTGACGTGCCTCAGTGATGCCGAGTTGAGCAAGAACCTGCTCAGCGCCAGATGCGCTGTCCTGCAAGTCTCCCAGCCCAACAACGAACTGGGTCATGGCGGCGCTGGCATCCCTCCGGAACAAATCCGAAAACTTCGACACGGACATACCGGCGACTTCAGCGAACAGTTCGATCTCGTCTCCAGCCTCACCGACAGCGGTGGAGATGTCGAAGGCAGTCTTGAGCACTGCCGTACGAGCACGCTCTGCCGGAACACCCGCAGAACGCAGAGCGGCTGCCCAACCGATGATCTTGTCTGCCGAGAATCCGAAAGTTGCACCGATACCGGCCAGGTCGGTAGCGAGTTTGGAGATCTCGCCTTCCGATGCAGCAGTTGCGATACCGGCCTTGGCAATGGCAGAAGCGATGTTGTCGAAACCTTCCGCTCCTACCTCGGCAGAAGCGGCGATACGAGCGATAGATCGCCCCGCCTGATCGAAGGTCAGGTCTTCCGAAATCGCCACAAGGTCAGTGACGACACTGGTGAAGCGAGAGATGGCCCTCTCACCCTCTACGCCCAACTGCCCTGCCAACTGAGCAACGCCAAGGATCTCGCCCGGTGAGATCGGCTTGATCCGAGCAATGCTCTTGAGGGAGTTCTCCAGGTCGTCCAGAGCCTTCCCCTGAAGGTCAGCCGCCCGAGCGACCCCCTTCATGCCCTTCTCCCACTCCGCTGCCCATTTCACGGCAGCAGCAGTACCGGCGCCTACGGCGGCAGGAAGGGCTGCGAATGCGAGGCCCAGGTTGTGGAGACCCCACCACGACTGAGCAGCAGCCTGCTCCAATCGAGCGAGGGCACGCACCGCACCAGCGGTACGGCCCGTCGCTTCGATGTGGATCCCAGGGTTGTGTCTGTCAGTGCTGTTCCCAGGCAACTACTTCTTACCTCCACCGAGCATAAGGGCTGGATCTCTGAAGGAACCTTTCTTCTCGCCCTCTTCGCCTTCCTCGGTGAACAGGCGTCGAGTAGCCGCTACGAGTCTCGATCTCGCTTGGTCTTTGTTCTTGGCTCCGTCTGTTGCCTTGTTCAGTTCTGACTCGACGTGGTTGCCCCACATCCACACGGCTTCATCGACGCAGAAAGCCGTGTAGGGGTCATCAATCCCCAGGAGTTGACTCGGCCTCTGCCCCCACGTCTTCGCCTGCTGGTACACCGCCCAGGAAAGTTTGCGATTCTTCACGAAACCGTTCCAGGTCGGCAGCCGCCCCCTGGCCGACGTAGAAGAGGAACAACTTGTCCTCAAGCGCAAGGTCGAAGATCGAGATGGTGCCCTCTTCGGGTTCCCATTCCTCGATCCTCTTGAAGTACGCCTCGTCGCTCTCTTCGTTGAGACGAACGGAAGGCATCGAGACCCGAGGCTCGACCATCATCGAGCAGGCCGTCTGATCCAGAAGATCCATCAACTGGAGCAGCATCGTGCGATCGAACTCCGTGTCGGGAAGACCCTCCTTCCCCTGAACCATCATCTCTCCGATGGCATCGCCCAGGGGATTCGGAATCTTTCCCGAACGCAGAAGAGAAGGAAGGTCGAGCGAACGCCGCACTCGGGCGAAGTTGCCCGAGGGGAGTTCGATCACGAAACCTTCCCCACCGTAGGTTCGGCCCTTGTTCCACTCCGCAGCGGAAGTGGGCTTCGGCTCCGACTCTTGCCTCAGTTGTCCGATCTGGGTTTCTTCCGAGTCCGGCATCTGCGTGCTCTCCTTCTCGGTTTGGTTGTGCGTAGTTCCGAAAGAACTACACGGTCACGATGTCGGTCTCGCTCTCGTTCTGGACGAACTCGTAGACGAGATCGTTGTTGTCGGCGTCACGGAGGGCCGTACCACTCGCCCCGGTGAGCCAGAAGGCGCCGTCCGACATCTCGCCAGACAGTTCCCCGGTGGCCCGGCAGCGGAAGAGGGTGACGTGGAAGTCGCCGCCGCTGTCGGAGATCGCCTGCCCCTCGACGGTGAAGTACGGACGCTGGTCCGTCGCCGCCTTCTGGAAGGTGATCTTGATGTTCGGGGTCACACCCGTCTCGGTGAGAGTTCCACCGAACATCGTCTTGATGGCGTCGAGCGGCACACCACCGGCTTCCAGTTCCCAGTCAACCGTGGGACCGTTGCCGTGGACCGCCGCAACACCGTCGTCGCCTCGCAGTTCTTCGAAGTCTTCCGACTCCGAGAACGTGAACGTGCGGGCGTTCGGCAGGTCGACGTTCTCGGACTGAGCCGAGCCGTACGGACGAACCTTCACGTCCCGCAATCCGAAGGGAAGCGGAGTGTCGAGAGGCATTATGCCTTTACCTCCTGTGATTTGGATTTGCTGCCGACCGACTTGGCCGGATCAGCAAACTTTCTTGTTTCCAACAACTCCCCGGTGGTGGTGCTGAAGTAGTGCAGGACGACGATCCCGCTACCCGCCCCGCATCGCTTGGAGCCGCACTTCACTTCCATGCGACCTTTCTCCACGACGATTCCGTGGATGCGAGACGGGCATCGGAACTTCACGAACGACGGCTCTTGCGGTCGCTCCCCTCCGTCTTGGCCTCCCCAGTCGGCTCAGCAGCCGCCTTGTCTTCCGGGGTCGACTCGGACGAAGAAGGATCGGACGAGGACGCCTCGACACCGCCCTCAAGAGGACGCTCGCCGGGGTTCTCACTCGGAGCGCCCTCGTCGGACGGAGAGGCCGGGATCTCCACGTCCTTCATCCGGAGGTACGCCTTCTGGTAGTCGTTCGGCGGAACCATCCGCTGGCCGGTCACGTCCCGCATGTTTGGCTCTGCGAGGACGAGAGCAACGACCTCTGCGGGAAGATCGGAAACATCCAGGATCCAGTTGTTGGACTTGTCCCAGACGAGATCACGACTCAGAGGATCCTGGAGACGACCGCCCCAGTCCTCACCGGCAGGGATGACCCTGCGGTCGACACGACCCATGAACTTGATGGCAGTCGTCTGCTGCGCCACGGAATTTTCCTCCTGTGCGGTCAGGTGATCACCTACATCACTATGGTACCTGTGCGTACGTATGTAGGGTGGGAATCGGATTACCCGTTCACCATGAACTGAGCAAGTCCGTACCTGACCACGGCGCCCATCTCGTCGTCGCTGTAAACCTGCGACTCTCCAAGCCAGGTGGCTTCGCTGATTCGGATTCCGTCCTGGTTGTAGGGCGCAAGATCCTCAACGACTCTCCGGAGATGGGACAGGATCTCGTTGACACGCAACGTGTCGCCAGCCTCGTCGTAGACGAAGAACTGGTACTGACGAAGAGTGGCCCGAGAGGTCTCCCGAACAGACGCCACCCGATCTGAAGGCATCTCGTTCCACGTCAGATATGGCTTCTGAGGGTCGGCAGGAATGTTTCCAACCCCCAAAGCGGTTGGGGCGAACACACGATCAGCGACCAGACCAGAGATGTCGGGATCTGCCTTGATGGCTGGAACCAGAACCTTTTCCATCTCGTCTCCTACACAACGCCCGCAATGCGGGATCGGAACTGGGGTGCGAAGTGAAGAAGAGTCGGAAGAAGGATGGCGTACCTGCCTCCCCACCGGACCTCAAGCCACACGCCGTAGTAGACCTCCGAACCGTGACCCAGAAAGATTGAGAAAGAAGTCTCGTCGTGCCACACGACTCGGGACTGAAGGCTCTCTCGGGCCAGCCCGGTTCGGTCCTGCCACGGAGCGTTCTGCTGGGCGTAGTCCAGCATGTCCTTCGCAAGTTGCTCGACGGCGCCCTTGAGGTTCCCCGCACTGGTCAGGTTGAGTCCGAGAGAATGGATCTCGTCGTGAGTGGCCTCAAACCCCTGCCATGCGAAGCCCCACCCGCCAGCAAACCTTCCTCTTCGGTCTCGCATGATCTGGCGGTGAGACTCACGAAAGAAGGAAGCGCCCGTCACTCCCCCAGACCCGCTCATAAATGGAACTCGGGTGTTGAAGTTGCGAAACCCAAGATTTCCATTTCCAGGAGGCTTCCGGCCGGTCACGCCAGGGATGCGTGCTCCCTTGTTGATGGCCGATGAAGTTGCACGGAATCCGCTACCAGCAGGCATCACACACGCTCCGACACGTACGCCTTGGTCTGGTACTCCCGGTTCGGGTTGATGTATTCGACCTTGAACGAACGTCCTCCGACCGAGAAGGAGTCTCCTTCTTCCACGTCTGCGTCGGCAGGACCGATCAAGACGTGCCGAAGAACAACAGCCTCTCCACGGTCGCTTCGTACTTCAACAGCGTCAGACCGGACCTCCCCAAAGAAGAAACTTTGGGAATCGAGGATGTCTGCGGCGCCAGAAGAACGCCGAACGCCCCCCGCTTCGGTCTGCTCCCAAGCAGGCTGACGAGTGAGTTGGATGTCGACGGACTCTTGGTTGATCAGAGTCGACGTGCCCTGCTGGAGAGCACGGAGCATTTGCTTGTTCACGTCTGCTGCACCACCCCGCCGTAGATCGCCCTCATTCGGTAGAGCGGGTATCTCCGGATGTAGTCGCTCGCACGTGGAAGTGAGATGTATCCACCGTCGAGAGGATCGTCTCCCGACTCGTCAAGAGACATAGGAACGCCCACAACCCTCGTAGCAGCGACTCGATCCCATGCCTTCTTCTCGTAGACACTGAGCATCTCCCGAGCCTGACGGAACTTTTGCGAAATCCTTCTGCCCGACCCCGACTCTTCGATGTCGTAGAACTCCGAGTAGGCGGCAGTCTTGATCGACCAGCACTCGTAGGCGGCTCGATCGAGATCACCGCCCACTTCATCCAAGATCGCCTGGAGTTCGTAGTTGGTGAAGAACGGAACCTCTACGTCTGCGTAGCGGTCCCCGGCCTTCGCACGAAGACGCATCACGTCGGTTGACATGACCGTTCCGTCTTCAACCACAAGGGTAAAGGTTCCGCCTTGGGGGAAACTCTGGATCGTTCCGTCTCCGAAGGTGACAACGACCCAAAAGTCGTAGACGCCCTTCGTGTCGGTGTCTGCCGAGTCCCACTGGTAAGTCACGATGCCCTGAGCGCCGTCCGTGATGGTCATGGCGGCATCGACAACCAGAGGATCGTCGGGGTCGGCTCCTGACAACTGAACCTTCAGTTGAGCGGCATCTGTTCCACTGTCAAGAGAGACGGCAGCACCGCTCTCGTCCAAGAGTTGGAGGGTGAGGATCGGGAGGGTGTCCTCCATCCTCACGATCAGAACGTCGTCCTGCGGCATCTCGTCTCCCTAGTACGTACCTATGTAGAGGGTACCTCAGACTTCCTGAGCGTCGGCAGAGTCCTTGAGCAACTTCATGCCGACTCTGGCGTGCTGGATCTTGGCTTTGGAACCCTTCTTCACAGTCCCCGACGATTCCCCAGAGAGCACTCGGCCTTCTCCCTCCAGAGACCTGTCCGTAGACTTCTTTCGGAATCTTGGCAGTGCTCCAACAACCAGAGTTGATGACGCACTGCCAACGTGATCAGAAGAGGCAGTGACGGAAGACGCCCCCGCCAGGAGTCGAGTCGTAGCCTGCCTGGTGAAGAGGTAATCCCTGGCGTCGAGCACCATTTGATACTCATGGCCTAGGGCTGAATCCTCCACGATTCTTTCGGATTCTCCCCTGATCTCAGCACCAGTGGCAGTGTCGAGTGCCTGCTGGGTCAGTTCGTAGTCGCCCGACCCAACTGCATCGTCCTCGGCAGTGCGCTCATGTAGGGCTGCTTCGTCAACCCCGACTGACGAATCCATCTCAGACCTGGCAAGGGCAGCGGCCTCTTCTCCACCGGAGGCGTCGTCTCCGTCTCGACTCAACCTCGTCTCGGGCACTTCCTCGCCCTCGGCAGAATCCGAAACGATCCGGCTGAGCGAGTTGAGAGAGGACTCACCGGATGCCTGATCAACGCCCTCTCTGTTGACCTCTGCCTGCTCTCCCTCTCCGACCGCAACGTCAGGGAATGCGACACGATGCACAGCAGCAGTGTCTTCTCCACCGGCCGCATCGTCTCCAGCCCGAGCAAGACGGTACTCAGGAACCTCTTCTCCCGAAGCGGAATCGTTGTCGACCCTCTCGACCGAGATCGACTCTTCGGCTCCTGCCGCATCCTCCCCCTCCTTGTAGAAGTTGATCTCGGGAGTCTCAAACCCCAGTGCAGAGTCGGGCACAGGGATCCGATCAGGGAATGCGTCCTCTGCCCCTTGCGCTGAATCAATACCGATTGATCCGTGCTCAGATACGTCTTCGTCCCCAGTGGCCGTATCGACGGACGAGACGGATGTATCCATGACGTAGACGAACCAGGCTTGGTAGATGTTGTTGATGTCACCACCACCACCGACCGTCTGGTGACGGAACCCCATCCGGTATCCCTGGGCTGTCGCCTTCGGAATGTCTGCAATGTGACGCACAAGAGCACGTGACGTGTTCCTGACTGTCACCGAAGGCCGTACGAAGGCAGTCGCCACCGTCGCATTGGCAGGATCGAGGATGTATCCGTGAATCTGCTCGTCATGGAGCGCCCCGCCGCCCTGGTGGACACACCCGAGAGAGATGGCCTTCACATTCTTTCCGTTTGGAAGGCTCGGATCTTGTACCTCGTACCGCTCCCAAGCGTTGTTGGTGGTCGTGTTGATCGAGTCGGCATCATTCCGAACCCGCTCGTCCAGCAATCCGTAATGGTTGGGCTGTCCACCGGGGTTCGTAGCCCACTCAGTCGTGATGTCAGCGACAGGCGGTGCCCACTGGAGCATCAAGTGCGGTCCTAGATCAGCGCCGTAGTTGCCATCGAGGATGATGTGCTGGTACCGAACAGGGAGGGAGGCTTGGTAGTAGGGGCCAGCCGATACCCAGTCTTGTGCAACGTTTGCAGATGTTCCTTCGGTTTCCTTGAGGGTGCCAGAGCCGTCGAGGTCGAGTTTCCAAACTCTGAGCCGATACTTGTTCAACCCTCCTGTGTCATCGAGGCTCACTTCGACGCAGAACCAACGCTGAGCAGCAGCGCCAAACTCTGCGAACGAGAGAACGGAGCCGAAGTTCGTACCGCTTCCGTCAACCAGGAAGAAAGAGCAGTCCGCTGCGTCCGAGTCGTGACGAACCAGAACCGCAGATCCGCCGATGTCGATGTTGATGGAGAAGATATCGTGCGCCCCGCCGCCACCAATCCCAAACCTTGCAGAAACGTCCACGAAGAACCGAACCGTGAGTGCGGTTCTGGCGGATGCGAAGTTCATCACGGCCTGGGTGGTCGGAGAAACGCCGCCTCCGATCAGCCGCAAGGCTGCGTACCCGGCAAACAGATCAGACGTGGTGAAGGAGATTGACCCGTTGCTCGATGTCTGGGTGGAGTCGAACTCAGCGGTCGATTCCAGATCACACGTGATCCAGTCAAGGAGTGCCATTACGGCGTCCTCACGATCCTGATCGAAGGATCAGAAGCATTCTCAATCGTGACAGAGGATCCGATCAAGGACGTGAAATATTCCGAAGCCTCTTCGTCCGACATCGACGCCAACTCTTCGTCAGACAAGTGCGAAGGGTCGCCGCCTTCTGAGATCACGCAGATCCCGTCAGGAAAGTGAGTGCATCCTCCGTGATGGATCTCCCGAGGCACAGGCCATCTCCTTCGGAATCATTCCTATGTCAGTTGATCCGAAGTTGGAAGGTGTACGTCCATACGGCGCCAAGCAACTTGGTTCCGAAGTCTTGGACGAACCTGTTCATGGTGATCGTCCCGGCAGCGGCCTTGTTGTCCACGACCCACTCCTTGTGATCGTGGTTCCCCGAGTTGCCGTCGTAGACGCCCTTGAACGAGGCGATGGCGCCACCAGCGCCGTCTCCTGGCGTCACGGTGGGGAATCCGGCCTCCATGACTGCGTACGACTTGTCAACGCCCTGGAGGCCGGTCTGAGTACGCACGGCAGCGGTAGCGCCGTCAGACCCGACCCCGATCCGGGCGTTGGAGTTGTCGAAGAGAACGTCGAGCGTTCCCACGCCGGTCAGCCGGTTCCAGAGTTCCTCCGTGCCTTCGTTCAGAAAGACGTTGCCCACGTGAACGAGGACAGGCTCTTCCTGGACAAGCATGGCCTGAGCGGCGATGTATTCCTCGATCGTTTCGGTGTTTCCGAAAGTCGGACGCTTTCGAAGCACGAACCGCTGAGGACGACCAGAGTGGTCGTGAGGGTTCTCGCACTCCACCAGGCCACCGTTGAGGGCGTGGTGGACGTTGAAAGAACCGAACACGGCAGCGAAGTCTGCCTCAGTCGGACGGTCGAGCGACGAGCGTGCCGAAGGAAGAGACGAGTACCAGTCACGGACTCGCTTCATAGCGGCTGTCTTCTCGGGGATAGAGAACACCGACATCGCATCGAGGCGAGCCTGATCGTAGGCCCGCATATCGGGGTATGCCTCCCGAGCGGCGTGAGTCGTCCCCCGACCAGAGTCGATCGTGTGCAAGTTCATCTCAGTTGTCCTCCTGAGCAGAAGTTTCCGAACCTTCTGCCACATCTTGAGACGTGTTCTCCACGTCGGGAGTGCGATTGAGGGCCGCTGCGAAGGCCGAAGCGAGGAAGTTCGCCATCGAGGCGTCCTCGGGATCGTTCGGATTCCCCTGAGCGACGACATCGCCAGTGGACCGCCGAACGACGTGAACAACGCCGTCCACGTAGAAGGCGTCGAACTCCTGGTTGGCGAGCACCTTGGCACTGCGATCGAAGGTTCGCTTCGGCATGACTTCCTCCCTACATACGTATGTTACGTGCTCTCAAAGCGCCCGAGCGTCGATCACCAGATCGCCTGCCTGGAAACTCAGAGTGCCGATTGACGAGAAGAACTCTGGAAGAACTTTCTGAAAGAACAGTTCGGAGTTCGCCGTGATATCGAACACGGCGCCTCCCTCGACGGTGCTCACCTTGAACGTGGCCGTAGAAGGAGCGTCGACCACCCAGAAGAGATCTCCACTCGACATCCCTCCAGGGAGGACTCCAGCAGCAATGGCCGACACGACGATTCGGTCTCCAACCTCAAGACCGTGGTCGTACGAAGTGATCGTGTTGTCAGACGCCTTCGCTACTCCCGAACCCCAAAGATTCCCATTGACGGGCGAGCATCCGTAGAACGTGCCTCCATTCAGGGCGCTCCAGTACCCGACCCAGAGCGCCGTAGTTCCGGAAGGAACGTCGAAGTTGATCACCGCATCGTTGGCACGCTGACCGTTGGCTGCCGCCGTCCAGGAAACCGGCTGACGTGAGTAGGGGGCACCAGCGACCTCGTTGGCGCCGGTGCCCCCCGGATTGCCGGTGTGGAGCGAGACGTGGGTGATCAGATCACCCAGGCCACCAGTCAGAAGCGCCGCTTGACCGTCAGATGACAAGCCCACGCTTCCTCCTGGCTACTCGTCGTCCTCGTCGTCCTCGTCGTCTTCCTCCAGACGAGCGATCAGTTCGTCCTTCTTGCCCGTAGTCGGAAGACCCCGCTCCAAGAGCATTTGACGAAGATCATCGACCTTCATGTCCTCGTAGGACCGATCCTCGTCATCGCTCTCTTCGTCGTCACTTTCGGAATCTTCCGAAGGTTCCGACTTCGATCCCTGCTCTCGCAGTTCCCGAGCCTTGTCTCGGATGGCCTGCTCCTGGATTGGAGTGTGGCGCTCTTCCGAAGAAGAACTCCGCTGAGGAACAGAAGCAGCCATCGTGCGACGGTTCTCCTGAACTTCCTCGTACTCGCTCTTCGAAGCAGGCTCCAGACGACCGTTGGCGATCATCTTCCGGACGAACCGCTTGGCTGTCTTGTCCTTCGGAAACTCCTTCACGTCGTTTCCGGAGATCGACCAGCGGCTTCCCCCGGCGATGTCGGCAACGACGCCGAAACTGAGCCGGTTGGTGATTCTCACGTAGTTGGGATCGCTTGGCATGTGGACTCCCTTCGTCCTCAGTCGGGATCTGTGCTACCCGCAGGTATAGGCGACTATGCCTACGCCTCGGGCGGCGTCGGGCCGGGGTTGGTGGTCAGGTCGGTCGAGTAGTCGAGGATCATCCGGCCGTCCTTGAAGATGTTGGCGAAGCCGGTGATGATCGACACGTACTCGCCCTCCAACTGACGGCTCACGATCCGCTCCGACTCGATCAGGAGCGGCATGGCAGTCAGTTGGACGAAGGCCCGAGCCACGTCCACGAAGATGATGTTCTTGTCGGGCACCGAGTCGTGGACGTACACGTCCTGCGACGTGGGGAGCGGAGTCCGGACGTTCAGGTTGACCGGCGACTCCTGAGCCGCAGGCAACGTGATCGTCAGGTTGAACTCGTCCATGTCGAGGATCGAGATGGCGTCTGCCTCGTTGCAGAGCATCACCGTCGAGTTCCGGCCGATGCGACGGAACCGGATCCACGCCCGAGTCAGGTCGGTGTAGGCGAGGGTGTTCGCCACCGCCGCACCGATGACCGGAGCAGCCTCCGAGCCGTCTGCCTGGTCGCCGTTGACGGCGATGTCGATCAGATCCTTGTCGAGATCGGCACCCAACTTCGTGCCGAGTTCTTCGAAGTAGATCGCAGCCAGGTCGATCGGCGTGAACATGATCGACTCGTAGGTCTGCTTGAGACCCCGAGCCTTCTTCTTGATCGTGACCTGCTTCTCGCTCCAGGTCAGGATCTCGCCCTCGGGAATCGTCGCACCCTCGTTCACGTCACGAAGAGCGAACTCGTCCCGGTCGATGTCGGTGGACGTGAGATCCATGAACGGCATCGTGAGGCCGGTTGAGTCGATCGTCTCTTCCGTGGCAACGAGGGCCGAGTGGAAGGGCGTGTATTCCAGACCCCGCCGAATGGCGTCACGGAAGATTTCCGGAAACAGCCAACGGTTCAGGTCGGACGTGTTCAGCATCTTGCCGACCGTCATCTCCGACAGGTCGATGCCGAGTTCCCGGTAGAAACGTTCCGGGGTCATGTCCTCGCCCCAGGCGTCCTGGAGGAAGCCCTTCAGAGACACGTCCTTCCGCATCTTCCGCAAACTCTGCATGTCCTTGTGGAGTTGCTCCATGTTGAGCGAGTCCTTGCGGACAGCGCATCCATTCCACTTGGACGCCACTTCCCTCACGCTGAGTCCCATCGGGTTTCCTCCTGGCCTACCGAGCCGGTTGTTGGTCTTCCTGCTTCTTGGGCTGGCGCCCTAGATGAAGAGAACGTCGATCAGGTCGTCCTCGGCAGCAGCCGCCGTGAGGGCGATGCCGACGATCTCACGGTCGGGGTCTCCGGTGAAGGTGTTGGGAGTGCCCTCAGCGAGTCCCTGCTCCGTGAGTTCTGCGAACTTCTGGTTCGTTCCGTCGATCACGACGTACTTCCCCGCCGTGACTGCGCCAGCAGCAACGCACTGACGAACGAAGAGGCCACGGACCTCGACGGTGCAGTCGCCAGGAGCGTTGGCAACCGGGTAGTTCCCGGTGGCTGCATCCCGCTTCACGTTGGCGACCGAGACGACGCCGACGAACGGAGAGGTACCGTCGTAGGGATCGCACTCGTAGTCGCCAGTGACCATCACCGGATCGCCCACCGAGAGAGCGACCTGCCCCTCCATCGTGAGGGCCAGAAGTCCGGTGATCTTGCCGCCAGTCGCCTTGGTCGTCATTTCTGATCCTCCTTGGATCTCTATACGTCAGTATGGCTTGGCTTGAACCAGAACCATTGAATTCTGGTTAGCCGTGGATTCGTCTGACCTTCGTGTCTCCCGCCGAATCAACGGTTTCGGAAACTTCCTCTTCCTCGGTTCGATCGTCCGCACCGAACAGACGAGGCCGCTCGACTTCGTGCGGATCGCCAGGGAAGGTCGACCGCCGAACCGACTTGGGAAACTTGGCGTGGGCGGCTTCCTTCTGCTCGTCCCGCAGAGCCTTGATCAGTTCCACGTCGTCACCGCAACGATCGAGCAACTTCTCGAAAGTTTCGGTCTTGACGGGTCGCTGCTCACCGGCCTGGCGAGACTTGATGTACCAGGAGAGGGCGTCAGCACGCAGTTCCTCCACGTACTTGTCAGCGATCTCTCCCTTGGCCTCCAGATTCGTGATCGTCTTGCGGAGGGCCTTGATCTCTGCGGAGGCAGCGGAGAAGAGAGACTCGACCGTCGCCGTTCCCGAACCAACTACCGAGGAAATCAGTTCGGAAGGAAGACCGGCTCTCCGAGCAGCGGCGACCGCATCCACCGTCTCGGATTCCGAATCTTCCTCGGCCTCGTCTTCTTCCCCGCCGTCCTCCGACTCGTCGCCGTCACCAGCGACTTCATCCGGGTCGGACTCTTCCTCTTCGGAATCGTCCTCGTCGGCACTTGCGGTCAGCGTGCCCGACGACCCCGGTTGAACTGAGCCGACTTCCGACCCCGGATCTTCCGACCGATGCTGCTTCCGACCCGACGAGTCGGGCTGAGCGTGTTGCTCGTCTCCCGCTGCGTCGTTCCCCGAAGCATGTTCGTCCAGTTCCTCACTGCCATCGCTGGCCTCCTTGTCGTTTTCGACATCTTCGTCTTCGTGTTCCGAAGACCTTCCGAGCGACATCACGCCCTCTTCAGGTTCCTGCGGGTTGTAGACCCAGAGGAAACCCTGCTCGTCCGTCCACTTGACGAGACCGTCTTCGGTTTCGGAAACCAGACCAGCGAGTCGGGCCTCCGTGACCTTGGGCGGTTCGTGGCGGAACGGAATCTCCTTGGCCTGCTCTTCCGACAGGCCGATGACAGGAATGCCTTCTGCGCTCGCAGCCTTGAGGATTCCGTCCATCTCGGGGTCACGCTCCAGGGCGGCGTAATACTGCGCCCCCAGGAAGACCTGAGACAGTTCGTAGAAGTCCCTCGGGTCAGAGAACTGCCGGACGCAGAGGATGGCGCCCTTCTCGGACGGCTCACACGGAATGGGCCATCCGAAAGAATCCTCTTCTGCGTCCTTCGTGTAGTGCAGGCCCTTGTCGTGGCCGTTGATGCACCAATATCCCCACGAAGAGAACCGCTCTCCGCAGACGGAGCACTCCGACTTCCCGAGAACCACGCCAACCGAGACAGCCCAGTTGACTCCGAACTCGACATCTTCAAGGAAGTCCGAGTTCTTCTCGGTGTTCGGAATGTATACGTCGTTGGTGAGGAAGAAGGCGTTGTTGATCGTCTTCGTCCCCACGTCAAAGATCCGTCCAACGGCGTTGGCGACCGAGTAGGCGTGATCGACCATGAAGGACTTGCCGACCGGAGAGAACGGCTGCTCCATTGCGGCGAAGTCCTTGACGCACTGCTTGACGAACTGGTCGTAGTCCCGGTCCACCAAGTCGTTGCACGACAGGGTGGGCAGGACGCAGACCTCTTCGGCCGAGACGGTGCGACGAGTGAACTGGTTGATCTTCTCCAACTGCTCAGCAGTCGGCTCCATGATCCCACCGACCTGACCCTCGTCACCGGGAGCCTTGATCAGCGTCGACCGCTTGTTGATGCCGTTCTTGGAGACGGCCTTGAACTTCGGGGCGTCCTCCTGAACGGCCTCAGAGAGAGACTTGTTCTTGGGGTGACGCTGCAAGGTGGCGACCTTCTCGTTCACTTGCGGACCTCCGTGCCCGGACGCTGGAAAGTTTTCTGTTCCCGGTCTCGATCAGACTGCTTGACCTTGCCCTCGGGAGGGTTTTCGCCGGGTCGATCAGACTTCGGATTCTGATCCTTCGTCGTCTCGTTCTCGGTCATCTTCTTCCTCCATTCTGGCCTCGGTTCCAGACTCCGACCCGAAATCATCCATACCTACGTACGTTGTGTCGAGGGATGGCAGCATTCGGACCAGATCTTGCGGAGGCTCAGACATCGGACGCACAGGGTCGTCGTAGCCGAGTTCCTGAGCGACGAGTTGCTGGTCGATGATCCCGAGCAGCCACTTGAGGGCAGCATTCCGAATCTCGACGGACTGAGCCTGGACTTCTTGGAGCCTCTGGAGCGTCCGGTTCTTGTGGAACGTCACAGAGATGTCGGTCGGGCGAAGACCTTGCAGCGAGGCCATCAACCAGTAGCCGGACTCGATCATCCTCTTGGCGCCACGCTGATACTTCAGAGTGTTTCGGATGATGATGTCGTAGGCCACCCCGGCGTAGGTCTCCGTGGTGGAGTACGAACGACCCTGGACGGAGGGCATCGACTTCAGGCCAGAGAAGATCAGTTCCTCGTTCTGCTTGTGGATGTTGGTAGCCCCGGCAGCGTTCCCGCCGATCTGGGTGGGCTTCACTTCCACGTCATCGAAGTGGATCATGCCGCCGTCCTTCACCATCTCTTCAGCGGCTTCTGCGTAGTCCTCCAGGTAGGCGCTCGCCCGAGCAATGAACTGGGCGTCAGTCTCGCCGGGCTGAGGCTGGAGCCTCTCAATCGTCACGTCGATCAGAGCAAGCAGTCCGATCTTCTTGACGATCTGGGCCATGTTGCCAACGAGGTCTCGCTGAATCGCAATGTTTTGCAATGCAGCGATGAACGGAGGGGTGCCGTACGGAGATCCTGGAGCAGCGTCGAAGGCGTAGTAGCGGAAGGTGATCTCGTTGAGCCGGACGCACTGGCCCCGAGTTTCCTGGCCTGCTTCCTTCGCCGCCTTGAGTTGCGCTCCTGTCACCTTCTGAAACGGAATGTATCTCTGCTCTTCCTCGTCCCAGAAGAACCGGATCTTCTTTGGGTTGATGTCTGCGAAGTCCACGACTTCGGTCAGGTCGTCGCTGAGGATCCACTCACCGCACATCGCCCCGTACACGGCGGCTTGATCCATCAACTTCTCGACCACCCCGTCGATACCGCCGTGCTGCTCCTGGATAGTCCGAGACTTCTCTTCCAGGAGATCTCTGGTGCGACGACGCTGGAGATCAACGTCGGCGTCGACCACCAACTTGTGCCCGCTGTTGGCGAGCATCTTGAGGTTCTCGACGGCCTGCGAGTAGTCGGGGTTGAACGTCGAGAGAAGTTCCACCAGATCGAGAACTTCCCAAGGAAGTCGGTACGCCAGAGGGGCGTACTGCTGGAACGCCGATCGGATCAGGTCTCGGGAGTTCGCCCTCTCGTCTCCGATGAAGGCAGAAGGCGTTGCTCTACCGGCCTTGAGGGATCGCACGGCGTGCCGCAGAGAGCGCACTTGCTGCACCTGTGCGTCTCGGTTGGAGAGGGTGACGGGTTCGACAGGCATAGTGCCTCCATCATACCTACGTACGTACGTAACGCTAGCGACGCCGGTTTTTCTTTGAGTTTCCGAAAGTCCTGATCGACGCCCTTACAGGGAGTCGAGAGATGGGCTGGGACGGCTGACGAAGGTCAGTCGGGGATCGAGGCTGTTCCGGCGCAGACCTTCCAGAAGAGAAGGACCGAGCAGGAACTCTCAGGTGGTTCGTGCCTAGACGTTCTGCAAACTTTGAGAAGTAGCAGACGGCGGTGTCGCACAGGTGGTCGTTGCCCTTGGCGATCCTGCCGTTCTTCCTCTTCCAGTTCTCGACCTGTTCTTTGAACAGTTGGAACTCGGATGGAATGAGGGTCGCCCCGGCCTCGTTGAAAATGTTCCAAGCGGCGACGGCGGCTTCCTTCTCGGTCTGGAAGTCAACGTCACGCACCGGAAGTCGGTGGTGGTCACGCAAAAGAGGGTTGAGGTAGTTGCCACCACCACCGATGTCCGCTGCAATTTCCGAAAGTTCTCTGCGGAACCGACTAGCGAGAGAGACGATCTCGCCGATGATCTCTGTCTGCCCCGCCTCTTCCAACTGCTCGCAGTAGATCAAGGCGTGCTTGTCTCCAGGCTGCTCCTGCCATACCTCGACTCCAGCAGCGGCAGTCCCCCAGTCGACGCAGATCGAGATGGGGGCGCCAGGGAGGTACAACTGATCGCCAGAGTCGAGAGTGATGTTTTCGGAAAATTTCTTCAAGTCCTTGATGACATGGCCCTTGGTTGAGGGCCGCTGCCCCATCGCCTCGACTTCCCACTTGGCGTGGTTGCGCTTCAGCCTCTTCCAAAGTTTCTCAATTTCCGCCATCGGGATCCATCCCTCGGCGTACTTCGCTCTGCCTCCGCAGTAGGCACGATGGAGAAGCCTCTTCTTGATCTCGCCGTCGTCCGGGTCGACGTACTCTTCGAAGTGATCTTCACGGAAGCAGGGTTCTGGAGACTCGCAACCGCCGCCTCCACACTCGCACCCAGCGCAGACATCGAAGATGTCCCATTGGTAAAGTTTGTATCCCATCTCCACGTGGTCTCGTACGAGGTCTGCGAACGACCCCTCGATGTTGTGGAAGGTGGAGCACCGAACGTTGACCGAAGGCGTAGCCGTGTTGATGGTCGGCAGAGCCGCCTCAACGATGTCTTTTTCGGTTTCTGCTTCCTCGTCAATGACAAGGAGGCCACCACGCCACTTACCCTTTCGGAAACCTCCAGCGTGGGGAGATCGAACCGACTTCTGAGAAGCGGTGAGGACTCGGACCCATGCGTGCTCGACGCTGGTCGTCTTCTCCTTCATCGGCTCACCCTTGACGAGCCTCTGCCACTCGGCGTCGGTGTCGAGGTAGCCAAGGAGGTATTGGTAAACGTTGTCGGCCTGAAGTTCCGAACCACCGAGGTTCAGAGCGTCGAAGTCTCGGAGCATCCAGAGGAAGAACTCGATGAACGAGACCCCCTGGCTCTTCCCGCCGCCTCGGTTGGCTACGGCGGCAGCAGACTCGACTCGGAGAAGGCATACATCCTCTACGAGTTCACGGAGTCCTGGAGTGATGGGTCCGTGCTTCTCAGGGTCGTAGATCCCCAGTTCTTCCATGACGAGAACCGGCTTGCGAGGGAGTTTCAATCCCAAACGTTCTGCAAGACCTACTGGGTCGTCACGGTAGCGATCCTTCAGAGAACGCCCAGCAGACCGGACGGCTCTGAGGAAGGCATCCGGTCCACTGGGCTGTTGAGCACGTGATGCGGTCGGCACGGCTCTGGTTCTCTATCGACGGGTGGCAGCGAAAGCGGCGACCTGCACGCTGGTCACGTCGGAGTATGTCAACTCGACGTGGCCCACGTCGTTGTTGAAGCGGTTGGGGTCGAAGACCCCGATGAAGCGGTCGGCGCCAGCAGGGACGCTGATCTGAACGTCCGGGTTGAAGGCCGCAGCGCCTTCGGGTCCGCTCGATCGCACGTCGTTGACCGTCACGGTGACGGGGCCAGCCCCGCCGTTGCGGACAAGAACGAAGACCCGATCGTTCTGGTTGGGAACCGTGTCGCCTCCAGCGGCGGCTGCCACCAGAAGGGCGTCCGGGTCAACCCCGGCGAGTTCCAGTTTGTTGATCGCCAGTACGGCCATCCCGATCCTCCTGAAGAGTCAAGAGCGTCTTGCGGGCCTGGCCGATGGCAGTTTCCAGTTTGGCGTTGCGACCCGAGAGAGGAACGTTTTCTTCCACCGAATCGCAAAGTTCTCTGAGAACCTTCTCGACAGGAGACCGCACAGCACCGCTCCTATGTACGTACAGACCTATGGTACGCACACCGAGAGGATAGGAATGAGAAAGGCCCCGACCGAAGCCAGGGCCTTTCTCGCTGCCACGTTCCCCGAGCAGCCAACTTGGGGTGTCGCACACGCAGGGCGACTCTAACCCGAGTCGCCCTCCTTGGCAACCACTTCGATCTCGACGCCAGCCATGATGGGGTACATCCGGCCCTCGTCGGAGACCAGGCAGTATTGCTTCACAGGGCTTTCGCCCACCTGGATCGTGATGGCGCCGTACCCCACCACCTTGATCTCGTAGCCGTGCCTCTTGTCAGGATGGGTGACGCTGACCGTCTGGCCTGTCAACTTCTCCAGAGAGGGTTCGTCCCATCCCTGGTCGTACTTGTCGGCCCACTCGCTGGCCCACGCCATCAAGTCAGTGTCGCTGGTGGTCACGCTTCCTCCTTCTTCACGGTGAAGTCTGCGGGCACCTTCCACCGTGTCTGTCCTGAGTCCGATACGAGAGTGACGGTGGAGTCGTCCGACATGACGACAGACTCGACCTCCTTCGGAGTGCGAGACGACGGGAAGACGATCTTGTCTCCCACGCTGACCTCCGAAGCGGAAACTTCTGTCACTGCCATCACATGCCTCCCGAGTTATGCGCTTGCAGAAAGTTTGCAGCGCCACTGGTATCTGCGCTGTTGGTGATCCGGGTACTCGCTGGCCTTTCGGTTCTTCGTGGCCTGTTGTTACCCATGAAGGCGTTCTCTAGAGCACTCCGGATCGCCCAACCAACAGAAACTTTGTGCTCGTCTGCTACCTCCTTGATGGCGGCGTACAGGTCTTCCGGCATTCGGACGCTGACGTGTCGGTTGTTTCGGTTTCTGTCTGGCATGTGTTACAGGGTACCACCTTGTGTGACCGCAGCCAAGTGCTCAGCACAGGAAGATTTTTCGGATTCTGGGGACTTCTTACAGGCCCAGTGACGCAAAGGTGCAGGTCAGAGGCTTGCCATCCCAGAATCGTGAAAGTGGGAGCACCGCCCTAGTAAGTAAGCGAGTACCGCCCTAGCGACGGGGTAGTGACTCGATAGCGGCCCTCTCAGACCCTACAGAACCCCTCTGAAACCAGAAATTTTCCCGAAATCCCGCTCTAAAATCGGAAATTTTCCGGATTATACGTCCGATCCTTGATCAGAACCCTCTGGAGAGCGACGATTCCAAGACTTCCGACGCCTGAACTGGCCCTTGTAGTAGTTCTCGGTGGCTTGTGCGCCTACCGAGACCATGTAGTCGGCCTTCAAGTCGTCTTGGGTGGCCTCTCCGATCGACATACCCCAGTCCTCACGCCTGAACGGGAACACCTGAACCAGAGGCTCTCCCTGGTTGATCCATCCGGACCAGTTCGGACGCAACCACCGGAACGGAAAGTTCACCATCGCCGGGTACGTGTCCGTCTCCACCACTCCTGCGAGGCATTCGAACAGCGCCGTCTTGGAGATCTCCCCCGAGTCCGACTGAGCGCCGGGGTAGTAGAGAGCGTCGTAAGGATGGCGGTTCAGCAAAGGCAGGAAGGCCACTGAGTAGCCAGGCGGAGTCTTGACGAACCAAGGCTGGACCCACTTGAAGATTCCGAAATCTCCCCAGTTGGATCCTTCGAACTGGCGATCGTCGTGCTTGTCGACCAAACCCCATCGAATGGAACCCCAGGAGAACTGGACGGTGTTGTCGGTCGCCTGGACGTAGACCCTCGACGGGAGTCTGAGCACGTATCCCATCTGCATAGCGTCGAGGAACGGCATACAGCGCCTCAGTGTGCGGTCAGGCATGGGAGCGCCGTCTGCGTTGACAGACATGAACTCCATCTCAAGTTCCCGGTACCAAGACGGGAGGTACTTGGCCGCTGGCTCAGGCTCGGGAGCCACTCCGGACCAATGCGGGTGAAGCAGGAACTCGATGTCAGGCATGTTCGTTCTCCTTGGAATCTACGCCTGGATATAGGAAACTTTCTGTCTGATCGACTTCAAGATCTGAGAGACTCTCGACTCCGATACCCCCAGAGCCTCTCCCACCCTCCGGTGGTTCATGCCCTCCATGAACAAGTGCATCACGTGGCGCTCTTGGTGGTCGAAGATGGGATTTTCGAAAAGACTCCGAACGAAGTCCTTCTCTTCGATCTCAGAGAAGCCTCCCTCTTCGAACCGGAGTCTTTCGAACTTGTAGTAGTGAGGGTCTGTGGCCTTCGGGCGCCTCAAGTGGAACTTTTCTCTATTGCGGCCCGTCAAGGTTCGGATGTAGTCGATCATCCGGAACCGAAGGTGGTAGATCACGTACGGAGTGAAGTCGATCCCCCTGTCGGGATCCCACCTTCGCCCAACCTCAAGCAGCAGCACTTGCCCTTCATCGAGAAGATCATCGAAGTCGACGTTCGCTCGATGGCTGGCAATGATCTTGCGGGCTACTGCGTAGACCAGCCCTCTGTATTGCCAGATCTCTTCGTCTGACATACCTCCCTATGTTAGTCGACCCGAGACGCATGTTCTGCGAGTCTCCGGACGAGGGACGCAATGGTAAGGCAGCGATGCCGAACCTCTTCAGTCCACTGCTGACGAACTCCCAAGTCTCGGGCGATCAGAAGTTTGTTGTTTGCTCTGGCGAGTTTCCCAACTTCCTCTGTGATTGCCGAGATCCACTGAGCAAGGTCTTCGTGGATGCTGTCTGGGAACCGCTCTCTCGCATGTTCTGTGTGCTGCTCGACCCTGCGAGCGAACTGCCTCCCGAACAGACTCACGTCGACCTCCCGGTGGGGGCGCCGACCTTGAGGCCGATGCAAACGCAAAGTTTCCGAGAGTAGGAGTCTCGGAGGACGAGGCACTTGCCGTCCTTGTCGTGCAGCGCCTCTGGGTGGAGGCAGTTCTCACACTTGGTCATTCGTCTTCTCCTGGCGCTTCGTCCCGTCAATCGGGCAATAGTTGGCCTTCGCTGAGATGTTGTGTCGGCATCGAGGACACGTCCACGCCTCGCCAGAACGAGGCTTGAACTTCCGGACGATGGCCTCAGCCCACTTCAGAATGATTTCCTTCACGACCTCTCCTGATCGGAAAGTTGACGAACGTAGTCGGTGAATCGAGTAGCGATGCTCAGCCACCGCTGCTTCTGACCCTTGGCGTAGTAGACGAACGCCTTTTGGGCTGACGCCTCCAGCGACTTCTTCATCCGGGGGATGTCGCCCGGATGAACAGAAAGCGTGATGGTCACTCTCTCGTCGTCGTTCACCACAACTCCTTCAGCGGACCCTCGACCTCGACACGCTCGTCCAACCTTCGATGGATCTTGGCGTCAGGAGAGAACATTCGGATTCTGTCAACGATGTCGTGGTAGTCGGGGTTGTGGAACCACGCCCGGTGCGTTTCCCAAAACTCGTCCATGTGTGTGAACTGGTACCGGAAGGCGTGCTCCATCGTGATCAGGCACGTCACATCGTTGGGGTTGAGATCCACATGTCTGCACCAGGCGTAGAACTCAAAGTGGTTGCACGCAATCAGAAAGACTCTGGGCTTGGCGCTCAACTCCCTACTGACTCGCACAAGAGCCTCTTCGAATTCCTGAGCCGCCTTGATGGCAGCGGCGCCGATACCAGCAAAGGCAAGCCTCAGTCCAGAGTTGACGATCATCCGTCCTGCGGAGAGGATCTTCTTTCGAAACTTTCTCCTGCGGTACACCGCCACTGCATACCCGGCTATGGGAAGAATCACCAACATACATAGGTATGCCACAACCAGGGTTGTCTCTCCGCTCACGATTCGGCTCCTTGGAGGATCTTCTTCATCTTCCGACGCTTCGTGCCTGTGAACGCCTGCCAAGACAGGTAGCCGTTCAGCGCCCGCTCGTCCTCAGACTCGCCTCCCCAGAAGCCGTACTCCTGGTGGTCTCGTGCGTGCTGTCGGCACGTCAACATCACCGGACACGTTTGGCAAACTTTCCGAGCGGCGTCTTCACGGAGACGCTTCATCACCGTGCCCTCGCCAGGAGGCGCAAAGAAGAGTCTCGTTCTGCCCTTGCAGACGGCCTGGTCGAGCCAGTCCACGTCAGCCGCCGAACGACGAGGCGCAGTCATGGCAGGGGAGCACCTTCAGGCGCTCCTTCCACTTCATTCGGATTTCGGTCTTGCCCCCGAACCGAACCGTCTCGATCCTGACTCCGGGGCGCCCGGTGCCGTTGCACGTGGTGCAGACAGTGCCGTGCTGGCCGTCGAGGGCGGTGTCGACGGTGAACATGGCGAAGAGCCTCGTCAGCCCGAACCCGCTGCATTCGTGGCAGAAGCCGTGGTCTTCCAGACGCACAGTGTCGAACGGAACCACTTCCGTCTCCCGGTACATCTGCGGAAGATGGTGGACTCCGGTGTTCACGTCGAGGCGAAGCCAGTCTCCCTGGGGGAGCATCTCGCCAAAGGTGGAGTTGGTCGCCGCCATGAGATGCAGAGGCCCCATCGAGACCATCACCAGTTCCGGCTTCAGAAGACTTCCGTTCATCGTCATCGCTTCACTCCCAGCGCCACCATGAGCCACGACGCACCCACGTACGACGAGATCATGGCAGATCCCTTGTCGCCATCGAAGAAGTAGAAGATGGCGGCGACAGCACACAACGTCGACACCCCGAGGCACACCCCCACCAGAATCATTGCGATTGTTCCTTGAGACGCTCGATATCACGCTCCAAGTTGGCGATGCTCGACTCCAGCACGCCCTTCTGCTCTTGGAGGCGCACGAACTCACTCTTCACAGAGTCGATCTCCTGAACGATCGTGGAGTAAGTAGTCCGAAGCCGCTGCAACTCGACCCTCAAGACGCTCTCTCCGTCCAAGAGCGTGTTCGACGTGGGCATGGCTCTTCCTTTCGATCAGGGGCGCTTGATGTTGCGCTCTGACGTGTACCTTCCTGAAAACGTTCCGAGTTCTCCCGAAACCAGAGCGTCTCGGCAGGTCACGCACAGTTCCAGCCTCGCCTGCACAGGATCACGCTGTGACCCGCTGGCGTACCCGACCGGGGTCTCTCGTACGTCCCCGAACATGAGGCAGTTCTCGCAGAGTCTCATTGGTTCCTTCCGCCTTCGGAACGTCGAGGGCCACCCGGCCTCGACGTACGGGCCGCACGACCCGTCTCGATCCGAATCAGTTCGGGAGCATCGAAGGACGCTTCGACCACTTCCCGATTCCCGTTGACCCACCGAAGCGTGGCTCGCTCGCAGGCGTGCTCGTAGAAGTGGACGGAGACGAGAGTGCCCTCCAGTCCGGTCGTTGCGTCACGGTACTTTTCCCCCATGACCAGATCACTCTTGTAGTTCGGCATCCGACTCCCTTTCTTCTCTTCGGTCAGGAATGATTCCGATAGGAATGCGAATCCCGTTGGGCGCCCTGATCGCCCTCTGGAACTGGAAGTCGATCGGCAGTCCCGTTGCCTTCTGACCCCAGATGGAGATGGCAGCGTTCAGAGTGTCGACACACCACACCAGAGACAGCCATGCCTCTCGTTCCAGAAGAATCCGAACGTCCACATCCCGATACCTGCGTTCGGTTTGAGTACGCACGACAGACCCGACCAGATACGGCTGCCCAAAGGTCTCCCTGAGAGTTCGTGCCCACTGATCGAGCAAGAAGCGTTCCGGGGGCGACAGCAGAATTGCCCTCGCCATCACGAAGACCCGTACTCAGACGAGATCACGATGGCGAGGCAGAGAATGCCTCCCACGGCGCAGTACCGGCGCAGACGCCCCACAGTCGGCTCCAGGCCGAACATCCCGTAGTCGATGGCCGTCATGGCTGCCAACGTCAGCAGAAACCGCACCACGCCGTTCATCACATCGCCATCCACACGACGACCACGGTCCCAGCGCCGATCAACGCACCCGCCACGGCACAGAAGATCATCAACGCCGACACCGCCGTACCGAACTCTTTCCCGTCCATCCCGCTCTCCTTGTCAGTCCGCATTTGGCTCACGTCTATTGATACGACACCGGAGCCGACCCCCGACAAGAAATCCGATCGCAGTACCCCTCACCAGACGGACGTTCGAACGAGCCAGGAAAACGAGCCGGAAGAACGTCCCCCGTTGCTGGACGAAGACTTCTCTCAGCACGCAGTGCTCGCCGTTTTTCAGAAACTTTCCGATACATGTATATTGGAATCATATTGTATGTATCTGCGCCTCGGCCCCTCCTTGGTTCACGCATCACGAACCACGCATCACGAATCACATACCTCTATATAGGAAAGAGAAACATTCTACTTATGTTGAACGAACTCTGTATGGTTACCTGAGCCTCCAACCGCAACCTCAAAAAACGACGACCTGCTTTCCTTTTCGGATATTCGGAAACTTCACATAGGTCTATATCCCAATATCCGAATTCGGATTCGTGCCCATGCAATGGAAACGGGCGCCCGTAGGCGCCCGAATCCGAAAGTCAGGTTAGGTGCGTGGCGTCACTTTCCGAAAATGATCTCGCCACGCTTGCTAGCCTTGTGCTGGGCGCCGGGGGTAGTGGCACCCTTTGACTTTCCTCCCTTCTTCTTGGCAGGAACAACCGGGCGAGGATGCCAGAAAGGAACGTCCAGGCGTTGCACGATGCGCCCGTCACGCACCACGTATAGCCGATCCTCTGGCATGTCGACTGTTTCCACGTAGGTCACGAGCGGGCGAAGCGAGTGGAGTGCCTGGCGCTCGCTCGCCCAAATGAGTCCGCCGTTCTCCGTTCGCCCGACAATGAGTGGCGAGTCCGCACCACGAAGCAGATACAACGTGGACGGGCGCCGAATGTCGACATACGTAGCAGCGATGCTCCCGCAAAGTTCGGAAAGTTCTTCCACGTTGTCGGCGCCGAACTTGTGGGCGAGTGCGAAGATTGCTTCGGAATCCACTTCCGCCCGCCGATCGTGGCGCCCAGTCACCCGGAGAATGTCGGCGTAGTTCCAGATAACGCCATTGTGGGCGCCGATGATTCGGCCGTGACGAATCGGGTGATTGTTGTAGGCGTGCTCCGGATCCCCATGCGTGGCGTACCGGGTATGACCGATAACCCACCGTGCATGGCGTGGCACCGTGGACAGGATGGTACAGATACCGGCGGGCGAGTCAGCACGGCCGACGTAGTTTGAATGCCGAACCTTTGCGTTTCCGCCTTGCCACGTGGCGACACCGTAGGCGTCCGGACCTAGGTCCGTTAGACGGTATGCCAGCATGGCAGCGATCTCGTTAGCAGGAATCCGTTCCTGCTTCGGAAGGTACATGCCGAAGAGTCTGCACATTGTCAGAAACCTTTCTGTTCGAAGGATGGGCGCCCGCCCGTATGACGGGCGCCGGGGAGTTGTGCGCCCGTTACCACCGGGCGAGTGATTCGGCGACCTGCGGGCGAGACTCTTGCCAGCACGTGCGGCGGAGGGTTTGCCAGTCAGCGTGAAGCATGGGCGCCGAAGTGTCGCGGTCATAGCATGTGAGGATTTGTTGGAGACGAAGCAGTAGCGCCCGTTCGTCCGTAGCACCGGACGCCATTCCTCCGACCGGATAGACGGACGAAAGCGAACGGGAGTGGCGAGTTGCATCCTCAACGATGCCGTGACACAACGCCACGAAGGATGCGATGCGATCCGGATTCAACGATGAGTTGAAAATCCGAAACTCCACCGTTCCCCGGAAGAAGTACGAGTGAAGGTTCACGGCGTGGTATCGGTCGACGCCCGACCATGCCCGCTCAAGGTCGCCCGCCGAACGTACCCGGTACATGGCATGGGCGAGGTTCGGGTGAATCGGCTTGGCGTAGGTAGCGGCGCCCGATCGGATCGTTTGCCATCCTGCCGAAGCGATCCGGTACAGGAAGTCTTCGAACTTGTGGACGAACTTGACGATACTCGCCACGTTCCGGGCGGGAAGGTCGGAGACGTCCACGTGGACATGGATACCGGCCGAAGAGTGCGGGCGGGCGCCGCCCGAGCGGGCGCCTTCGCAAACCTTCCGGAGTTCGTCACGCCAGAATGGCGAAGCGAATTCGAAGGGTGGAGAAACGATTTCCATCCCATCGACCGACCCGTCAGGCTTTGCCGTCCACTGGTCGACCCGTTCGCCAGTGGCGTAGTTGTCGGTCGTTTCCAGGTAGACGCCACGAGAACGGATGCCACCGACAACGGGCGCCCAGTCATCGCATCCGGTCTCAATTTCCATACCGATCGTGCGTGCCATTGCGTACCCCTATCGCTTGGGCGCCGCCGTTCGGCGCCTGCGGCGCCATCGTAGCATAGGTTCCTATGGAATTCGGAAACTTTCTGCCCGATGTGACGAAAGTCACACGTGCGCCCGGAGTTTCGGAAATTCGGACTCGCCCGATCGGCGCCCGCCGATATCCGAATTCGGATATTCGGAAACCTGCATACGTATGCACGTATGGGGAAAGTTTGTGAATGTGATCACATGCACAAGGCCGGAGTTTCGGATCCTCGGAGACCGGCCACACCTACGCTTCGGACCTTCGGATTTCCGGGGTGCTACGCTGCTACGCCTACGATTTCCGAAACTCCGAATTCCCATACGTTGCTACGCAAAAGGGAATCCCCCGATCCGAAAACCGGGGGATTCCCTACTGGGTTGGGGTACGCCAGTCCTACTGCCCGATGATGGCGCTGATTGCTGGGCCGTCCAGAATCGCTGCCACTCGGGCTACCAAGTCCTTGTCGTCGGAGATGTAGGAGAAGGTCTCCCGTCGATCTCCGGTGGTTGCGTACTCCCCGCCGACACCTTCGATCGTGTCGCTCTTGTCGTCGGTGTAGGCGTTGTCGCAGTGCGGCGCCGTGCGCTTGCCGTCGTCCGTGTAGGTGACGGCGACGAGATCGCACGTGTTCTCTTCCTTGTCCTCGGGTACCTCAGCCGTGGGATCGGCGTAGTACCGGACTTCGATCTCCGTGAGGCCGACCTGGCTGGGCTTCAGTGCCCCGCTTTCCAGTGCCTCCACCATGCGCTCTTCGAATGTCTGCATGACGTACCCCTTGTGTTTGGCTGACTCACTCACCATAGCACACTATGGAAAGTTTGTCAAGCCGTTTCTCCATTCCGAACCTGGCGTTCTGCCTTTCGGAGTGCCCGAGCGAACTCTCGGGCCTGGCTGGGGGTGAGAAGGAGAGTGGTGCCTCTGGTGCGGACAATCACGTACTCACCCTGACAGGCGACCTCGATCACACGACCAGAGGGAACGTGGGGAGCCGGATGGTGACGTTGGTCGATCTCCACTTGGGCCTGAATCTCAGCGATTTGCATGTCGTACCCCTTCCTCGATGGCAACATTACCATAGCAGACTATGGGAAAGGTTGTCAATGGGCAATCGGGCTTTCGGATACCGTGCAACCCCCTCCCTATATCCGAATTCGGATATCGCTGACCGAGGCCGGGCCGTATCCGAATTCGGATTTTCGGAAAGGAGGGGGCGCTCTACGCTTCGGGCTTTCGGAGATCCCACCTACGCCTACGCACTACGCATATCCGAATCCCCGAATCCGGGGGCTACGCCTACGCCTCACGGATATCCGAATTCCGGAAACCATATGTACCTACGTATGTGATCTTTCCGAATCTACGAGGGGTTTCCCCCTACTACCCAGTACCTCTACCCGAGATCCCCTACGCTTCCGAACATTCCCAACATTCCTATACATACCTATGCATTCTTTCCTCTACGCATGGAGGTTCTCTACTCCACCGGAGGATGGGGGCGGCAATGGGAGAGGAAGGCATGACCAGGGGAAACGGAACCAAAACCTACGACACGGATATGGGATGGAAGTTTCCGAAAGAGGGAATAGATATGGCGTATCGGGATTTGGCGATTCGAAACTGGTGCGAATGCGGGGACGTGGCGCTCGGTACTGAGTAGGTATGTAGATAGTAGGTGTGTTGTACCCCTCGATCTTTCTGAATTCGTTTGACTTGGGGATCTATTGACGTTGGATTCGGTACTACGAGTCAGGACGTGAACGCTTCCTCGATGCTAGCGAGGGTAGTTTCGAGTCCAGCACCGAGACGTACAAAACATGCCACCCTGCTGCTGTCGTAACTCGTACCCCGATCTTCTTTGCCAACCGATAGGCCCGTTGGCGAGCGGCATTGACGGCATCACTCTCTTTGGAGAAACGATAGAAGGGTATGGTCAGTTCGGAATACCCCGTCGATCGCAGTTGCTCCATCACTCTGTCGTTGTCTGAGTATCTGCATCCGTACATTGCTACCCCTCGCTTTCCGAAACTTCGTAGTGACAGGCGCAGTTATCGGCGTGCGGATCATCGAATACACCGGGGAATGGGCAGCACCCGCACTTGTCGGGGTTGTTGGCGTAGAAGATTCGGATTCGGTGCGGGCGGTTAGTGGGGAACGTTCCGGTCCTCCGTGCGTATCGCATGTCGATGCACTTCTTGCCTGGTTCTGCCCCGCACTCAGAGCAGTAGACCTCGATGGGTTTCACCTACCCCTCTCTTTCCGAATCTCGGCAGTAGTGGCACTCACCGTCGCCGTCGCACTCCACACACGAATGAGTCCCGGCGCAAATATCGCAGTCGTCGTCTTCGGGGGTGCAGTCCTGGCACTCTCCCGTTCCGGCGCAGTCAGGGCAGGCCGTCGAGTCCTCGCAGATCTCGCATCGCATTTCCGAAACCCCGATTTCTCAGTTGTTCTCGGGAGACCCGTTCTTGGCCTTCTCCATCATCTCGTCCACGATCTCGACCAACTCTTCCGGAGACGGCTTGTGATCGAGCGAGTGAACGAGATCGAGCCGCACTGACTGCTGGAACGTGACGTACTCTTCTGCCTCGTCAGGAGGCGTCAGAGAGTTGTTGACGGCCGTCACGACCCCGACACCAGGGATTGAGCCTGCATACACGTGCCACCACATCATCGGTGCCGATCTGTCGGGAGGCCCGTCGTGTCGTCATGCTCACGACCGTATTCCTCGGGGGTGTGATTGTGGAGGCCGCAGGTACCGACCGACGAAGCGGTCGAGGTATCCGCCGAAGGAATCCAGTGAGTGTGGATTTCCGAAAGTTCGGGAACCCGAATCTTGACATTGGCAGGTGCTACGTCCTTGATCACCGAGGCCAGATTGTTCACGGCAGAGACCAACTCAGCCTTCGCTCGGGCGACCTGCTCCTTGGCGTCTCGTAGTTTCTGAACGTCGGACTGTTCCATCATCCCTCGATTCCGTGACAGGAGAGAGCGTCTGCGGCGGTGAAGAAGGCTTGCCCGAGACTGGCTACCGCCATGCCTGTGTTCTGGATTCCGAAAAGGAACACCGAGAACTGGAACAGGAAAGCCGCCTGCTCGTACTGGTACTGGTGATAGGGGCAGAGCATCTTCATCGGTTCCGAAGCCTCTCGGTTGCGTTGTCACCCGCCTCGTTGCGGGCGTAGGTGATCTCGTCACCGTTCGTGAGTTGGACCGTGACCGTCGCCACGTGTCGAGAATCCGAAAGAATCCCGGCCACAAGGTCGGTGAGGCTGACCGAGACCTGCTGGGGAGGATTGCCCATCCCTGGCAGGATCTTGGTCAGCCGGTCGCCGGACTTGATCTGGTAGACCAACTTCACGTGTCTTCCTTTCCGAAACTCAGAGTTCCCGAACGAGTCGAGCCAGCGCCTTGTGGTAGCGAGTGAGCATCCCGTCGTACTCGTCGGGCCGGTTGCCCTCGGAGTTTCGGCGGTTCGGATCCATGTTGTCCAACACGTCAGCGATCTTGATGATTACGGCGTCGGGATCGGCACAGACCCTCTCGATGTATTCGGCGTGGGTCTCTTCGGGATGGGGGCGCCGAGTCAGCAGGTCTACCAGTTCTCCGACCCGCATTCCGAATGCCGCTTCTACGTCACCGACCGTCGTGTCGGTGTCCTCCACCACGTCGTGAAGCCAAGCAGCGACAACGACCTCTGTCGAGAACCCAGGAGAGAGCCACCCCTCAACGAAGGTCGCCACCCTTTCCAGGTGGCCGACGTAAGGCATCCCGCACTTGTCGACCTGATCGCCGTGGTGGGCGATGGCGAACGCCCTCGCCAAATAGATCTTCATGTTGCTGTCGATCAGCGACACTTCACACAACCTCCGAGTAGTTGAGCGGAAGGAACGCAGGCCGTGGGCCTTCCTCGGAGCAGAGGCACGAATTTCCGAATTCCTCTGTCGTGCCCCACGGACCCATCCCGTAGTACGTCGTCTCGTACGTATCCGAAAACTTCTGTTCGAAGTCCTCCTTGCTCCGGTAGTCTGCCAGAGCAGACTTGATGCGTGCATTCGGAAAGCGGCGGAAGATCTCGGCCATCACGTCTCGATGAACGTGCCAGCACGACCCAACCGTCTTGCCGTTGCGAGCGATCCGAACACCCTTGCCGCCCTTGCTGCGAGGCTTGTTGTAACGAAGGTGCCACAGGGCCGAGTTCCCAGGGCGAGGGGCGTAGCCCTCCAAGCGAACGTTTCCGCCGTAGAAGAAGTCGCCCACGTCCTGGATCACGGATTCCAGTTCCTCTTTGGTCACTCCCCAGATCTGCACGTCACGACCTCCCTCAGAGCGTCTTCCACTCGCCCTGCTCGTCCTTGTATCGGATCTCGGTTGCCCCGGCGCCCGGTTCTCCGAAATCCCACAGCGGCCCGAACCACTCTTCGGATCCGCCGCTGAACGTCACCCCGTCCTCGCCCTCCACGATGCACCGACCGGAGTAGTAGAGGTACCCGTCGTCGTCGTAGATTCGGAATTCGGCGCCCTCGCCGTTGGTCAGCCGCTCAATGAGATCGTGACCTTCGTCGGTGCCGTCGAGTTCGGACGGGCCGATGATCGACTTGTTCTGCTGGCTCAGGTGATCTCGGTTGATGATCCAGCCGTACGCCATGTCAGCCTTCCTCGTCGTCTTCGAAGTCTTCGTGGCTTCCGTAGTGGTTGCCAGCGGCGAACCGGAGAGACTGCTCGAAACTCTCCGGATGGTTGCCCCACTCCGCATAGTCGAACGCTTCCCGGACCACGTTGTCCCGCTCGGGATCGCCGTACGAGATCCGGGTCGAGATCGTCACGGTCTCGTCAGCGAGAGTGACGGGAGTGATCAGGATTGAACACCCCTCTTCGAAGACGATCTTCTGAATGATCTCTTCGACCGTGCCGCCTTCGACCGTCAGTTCGCCGTCTCGTCTGGACACTACGGTCATGCTTCCTCCCGGATTCGTCGGATGGTCTCGCCGTCTGCTGCGTTGTTGGCAGCACACAAGGCACAGCGAAGGTTGTAGGGGTATGACGGGTCGTACTGGCGAGGGGCGGCGGCGTCGACCACCATGAACGCAGCCGGGCGCCCGCACTCGTAGCACTCGCCGTGATCGGTGTTCCACTGGAACACGATTACCTTGGCACCCGGAATCGGACGGTACGCAACACCGTCGACAAGTCCGGTCCCGTCGTCAAGGTGGCTGGCCCGGTCGATGGCGCCATGAACGGTATCCACAGCGTCCTGCTCGCTCCTGGCCTTCACCCGGAGGATGGCGCCAACCTCGTACTGATTCACGTGTACCCCTTTCTCACGACCATAGCAGACTATATCACAAAGTTTGTGATTAGTCAAGTGCAGAAGCAGAAACCGCTCGTTCCTCTTCTGCTCGGGCCACGACCACGGCTTGGGTCGGTCGCTTTCCGAATCCGAAATGTTCGTCACGACCCCGCTCGATCTTGGCGGTTAGACGCACACGGTCTCCACGACCCACCCCAAGGATGGAGTTCGGAATGGTGACGTAGCAGAGCCACACGCCTTCGCCCTGCTCGACCTTCACGATCATCGTGTGCCGAATGCCGTAGTCGCTTTCCTTGGTATCGGTCTTGACCACGACCCCTTCGAACGTCGTGCGGCCAAGAGGCGTAGGGACGTATGTCTCTTCCTCACGCTCCTGCTGGACAGACTCGGAGCGTTGCTTCGCACTCCGAAGAGCCGCAACCTGCCGCTCGGTCAGAGGCGGGCCGTACTGCCACAGCCGCCGACGAACGTCAGCAACGAACGAATTTCCGAAAGCAGGGTGATCCTCGATGTTCTCTCGACTGAGGATCGGGATCAGGTCGGGGCACTCGTTCTGCATCCACTCCACCACTTCGGAGTAGCGGCGCTCCCGCTGACGAGCCTCGGCCACCCGGTCTCGGGCGTACTTCAACTCGAAAGCCACCCGGCTAGGCAGAGAGAAACGTTCGGAGGCGCAGATCTCGCCCACAGCGATGTGCTGGTTGGTCGGGCGGTGACGCCACACCGTGACCCAGAGGAAGTAGGCGCCGCAGTGATCGCAGTTCCCTCGGTTGGCGTAGTTGCCCCGGAACGCACTTTCGGAAAGCAGACGCTCGGCCTGCTCACGACGATCCGAAAATCGAAGTTCGCCCTCAATCAACTGCGGGCACTCGCCCTTGTAGAACCACGTGACGTACTCGTAGTCAGCAGGATCGAAGTTGCTCGGAGCGTGAACGTCCGTGCGAGTCATACCGTACCCCTTTCGGAATTTTGAGTGCCCGATGGAGCCGTCGCTCCTTTCTTCTGGGGTCGGGCAACTCCCTCGCCGGAACATAAACCTGACCTGCTAGACCGCCCGGCTGACCTAGCAGGATGCTTCCGAACTCTCTCTCTGCCGGGTGGGATTCCGCCAGAGATTCGGTGACGCTCCCACTCCACGCCACCTTGTTCGGTTTTTCGGGACGTAACCTTTCGGATACCGCTTCGGGCCTAACCCCTGTTTTACGTCGCCCGAACGACGTTCCCGGTGCTGGGAGAGAGGACTGGACTGCTTTTGAGTCCAGCGCCTCTCTCCCTTGCACCGACCTCTGTCGGCAGTGAGCCACGGATACCTAGAGGATCTGCTTCGTTCCACCCTTCCCCGGTGTTCCCGGCTTCCCCTCCCGAGTGGAGTAGAGAGGGTTCGGTGGGGCGTGGCTAGCAAGTGGCTTCACTATATAGGAATGTTCTCCGTGTGTCAAGAGGCAATCGGACATTCGGAAACTCGGACCTGGCGCTCCCGCCCGTACCCATATCCGAATTCGGAAATCGGTTTCGGAAAGTCTCGCTTGACAAAGTTCCGATAGTTTGGTATGGTGCATAGCATCCTCTCTACGGATCTACTTTCAACTGGATCCGGATGACGAGATGTGAGAAACTGAAGACGAGCAGCCAATCAGGGAGCACGCAGATGCCGAACCGCAAGGAGACCGCTCGGCAGCGTCTCACCGAACTCAGCGCAGTTCGAAGCCGAGACGAGGCCAGAGCCGAGAGAAGTCGCCGCAAGTTCTTCAAGGGGATGCTCAAGGCATTCAACGCCGGGCTGACCTACCGTGAGATCGCAGACATCTCCGGACTTTCGGAAATCCGGGTGTCGCAGATTCTCCGTCAGGTACGTGAAGAGCAGGCCCAGAACAACGGCTCGGGTTCCTCACGACGGACCACCACCCGCAGGTAACCTCTCCCTACGTACCTACTACGCAGGGAGGGGTTGCCATGCCCGAGGAAGACGACGAGTTCGATCAGTCCGTCCAAGAGTTCTTGGACTCGGAGGGCGGTCAGTTCGCCCGTCAGTTGATGGAACTCCGAACCACTACGTCTCAGGCCATCGAAGAGATGGCGAGAGCGCAGTTGGAACTACATCGAGTGAGGGCCAACCGGGAGGCGTCTTCCGAAAGTACGTACGACGCCGCCCGCAGGTTCCGACAGTCCGAAGAGCGAGTCAAGGAGTGCGTGCAGGCGGAAGTGGATGCCCTGTGCGACTTCCTGACCCAGATGGAGGAAACGGGAGCGTGACATGGGAGTTCTAGCCCTAGCCGGGGGCGTAGCAGCAGTCTTCGGGCTGATCGTGGGGATCGCCATCCTGGCGGTGGCGTTCTCGATCAATCCCCTCTACACCTTCGGGGCGGTGGCGTGGGGGTCGTTCTGGCTCGTCCTGCTGTGCCGTCGAGTGATGCGAGCCGCTCGCCACTACGGTCGGATGGTGGAAGAATCCGAAATTCCTGGCGAGGGTCTTCCCTCGGCGCTCGATTGATGTAAGGTGTCACTCGGGGCTGTTCGGCAAGGAAGGTGGAAGTGAGGTTGCGTACCCCTTCCTCTCCGCACCACCTTCCTACGGCGCCACCACTGAGACCCCTCCCGAACCCACGACCTCGGGAGGGGTCTCTTCTTTACCCCACTACTCAGATCCGAATTCGGATTCCGCAGCGATCTCGCCTACGACCTCGGCGTCGATGTATCCCGGACTCGCCATGTAGGCCACGATCTCAGGATCCGAAAGAAGGAAACGTTCTAGGTTCTCTCGATCGTGAGGGCAGAGGTTGTTCTGCAAGAAGTTGAGGATCCGGTCTTGCACCAACTTGACCTGGGTGATCATCACGAAGACTTCCTGCTTCACCCCCAGGACGCCGAAGAGTTTGGCCCTCTGCTCCTGCGCTCGGATCAGAACGTTGTGATACTGCACCCGGCTCTGGTCGCTCGCAGGCTCACGAACCACCACGTCGAAGTCAGATCCGCAGTCCGGGCACTCCACGTACTTGTGGACCCTCTTCTCGTTCAGCCGCTTCCAGGCGTCAGCACGGATGCGATCGAGTTCCCGGAGGCTCCGGATCGTGTTGGCAAGCACATCCCGCATGAGGCCGGGATGGAGTCGAGCCTCTTCCTCGATCGACTCTTCGTACTTCTTCTTGTACGTGTGGGCCGTCGCCCGAGACACCCGGAGTTCCTTGGCTACCTCGGTGGGCGTGTAGCCCTGCTCGTACATTCGGAACGCCTGCTCTCGGCGCTCACGAAGGCTCAGGCTGGATCGAGTCTTGCCCTTCGGCATCGCAGGCTCTCCTGGGTCGGTTCACCCAAGGATAGGCACCTACGGACCCCCACCTGTCGAACTCTCGTCAAACTCCGAAACCTGAAATAGCCTCTGACCAGGACTTTCGGTTTCGGATACCTACGTACGTTTCTTGGAATCCTTGGTCTTGGTTCGGGCTGATCTGTTCGTAGATCGAGACCGACCCTGACCGGAAGTTGACCGAAGTTTGACGCCCCGAGTCAGGGTCGAGCGTCGATGCAGAGAGCATCTGTCGCTGGGGTTGTATTGGCTCAGCGACGTGTTGCACCCTTCGGCAGAGCAGACCCGATTCTTTCCGAAATAGGGAATGGACTCTCGGGACGAGACATGCTCTCCGAAGATCGCCCGATCGGACATGGCCGGAGAATAGCGAAACGGGGCCGGGATGCCAGGGATTCGACTCCCTGGTCCCGACCCCGCTTGCACTGGGCGGGAGGGTGCTCCGACGAAATGCTACCCCGCTCAGATCTTGGGTGAGGAATCGTTCTCAGTCTCCGAAGACCCGTCGCTCACGACGGAGTTCGAACTCCTGGTCGGCCAGGTAGTCACGCTGCGCCTCGTACCTGGCTTCGGAGCATTCTTCGCAGAGCCGGTAGCCGTCTACCTCTTTGGGCTTGCCGCAGTCACGACATTTGCTCACCGCTCGACCTCCAAGTCGAAGAAGTTCCATCCGTGCGGAAGAGAGAGAACGAGAGCCTGCTGGATCTTGTTGGTTACGAGGCTGGTGTTGGGATCGTCCACAACATCCTCGTCCACTTCCACGGTCAGAGTCACCTTGAAATCTGCCATGCGTGAACCTTAGCAGAAACGTTCTGATTTGTCAAGTACGCAGGTCACGTGCTAGGTTTCTCCCGCTCTGCCGGGCAGCCACCGAACTTCGGGCTTGACAAACCCGAAAGTTTCTGCTATTCTGCCGTGCATCGGTAGGTAGGAAGCACAAGGGGTACACATCATGCCGAGACGTTTCGGCGTCGAGATCGAGTTCCAAGGTGATCTCTCCGCTGTTATCGCTTCACTCCGGGCCGCAGGTCTGGAGACGATCGACCACACGCACAGTCACGACTCAGGAGCCTCCGTTCCGTCTTGGACTGTCAAGCGAGACGGGTCGGTGGAGGGTGGCGGAGAACTGGTCTCGCCGCCTCTACTCTTCGACCACCCAGACCACCGAGATCAAGTGACGACGGCTGTCCTTGCGTTGCAGAACGCAGGCGCCCGTCCTCATGCCTCGGCCGGTATCCACGTACACGTGGAGGCTCGCAACGAGAACGGCACGAACTTCACCGGGAGGCAACTCGGGTCGGTCGTGCGGTTCTGCTACAAGTTCGAAGACGCTCTCTACCGCATTGCCTCTTCAGGATGGGAAACAATCCGTCCCGGAGCAAGGCAGTACGCCCAGCCTCTTCCTCGGGGGCTTGTCGAGAGGGCAGCAGCAGCCGAATCGGAGGCAGACATCCTCTCGTTGTGGGAGGGTGGGCACGACATGCGAGACGGCGTGAGGGTCTTCCAGCCCGGCGTCTCTCGATACCTGGCTCTCAACCTCCACTCGTACTTCTTCCGGGGCACTATCGAGTTCCGCTATTTCAACTCGTCGGTGAACCCTGATCGTGTGCAGGCGTACATCGCTCTGTGCGTAGCCATCGTGGAGGACGCACGGCGAGGCCACTACCGAAAGATTGCCAATTCCTACCCGCTCGGTTCCATGCGGGCGGGTACAGTTTCCGAAAAGGCGGTCTTCCTCCGCTTGCAGCAGATCCTCCGAACGGAGAGCAAGAAGAGGGGTCCAAACGGAAACGTTCAGGACACCGAGATCCTCATGTCCGAAGAGGACTGGAAGTTGTTGAGGAAGGTGTGCTGGCGATGCTCCGTTCCACAGTTCTCATTCTGAGAGGGGGTGAATCCGAAAGATGTGTCGACTTCTAGGGATCTGCTACGGCGGCGAGCCGGAAGACATTCCGACGTACGAGATCATGGCTCTCATGTTCATCGACTCGGTTGCCCAAGGCCCGCACGCCTACGGGTGGATGCAGTACGTGCCCGACAAGGGCGTGACGGTGGAAAAGCACCGGGGTCGAGCCGACACCGACCAGGCGATCGACAACGTGATCACCGGGGTTGAGACGAACCCTCGTTGGGTCGTGGGCCACACTCGGTGGGCCACTCACGGCTCTCCCCAGAACATGCTGAACAACCACCCGATCGTTCACCAGAACATCGTGGGCGTTCACAACGGCGTGATCTCCAACCACGAAGAGATCCTGGCGAAGACAGGCCGGTTCGACCCGAAGACCGAAGTGGACAGCGAGGCCATCTTCGCTGCCGTCAACAGGTGGGGTCCGACTGGCGGGTTGAGCAAGGTCTACGGGTCGATGGTTACCATCTACACCCGGCTCACGAACCCCGCCGTTCTGCACATCGCCAGAACGTACGGCAGGCAGATCACGCTCGGGTGGACGAAGAGAGGAAACCTTCTGTTCGCTTCGAACCCTCGGGCGTTGGAGAACTTGCAGCCCGAGATCGAGTTCGAATCAGTGTCTGTTGTTTCGGAAAACCGCCTCTTGGTCGTGAAAGAAGGGAGGATCCTGAATCGCTACCGATTCCGACCGAAGGTGAGAACGTCCAAAATCCCGGCCTGGGATTTCGAGTACGAGTCGAGGGGTTACCCGGTAATGACTCCTTCGGAGGTCTTGGAGCGTCAACTGATCATGGGCGATCGCACTCCTGTCTCCAAGGCAGAGCCGAAGCCCAAGCCCAGATCTAAGAGCAAGAAGGATTCCGAAACTCCGAAGGACGTAAGCCTGACGATGGGCGCCTACTACGGGCAGCGTGCCGCCAAGGCAGCCCGGAACGGCGAACTCGGTTCTGGCATCCGCATCCGAGACCGACGCTCTTCCGCTCAGCAGAACGGAAACAGCAGCGGAGACATGATGTGGATCGGAGACATGCTCGTTACTCGGGAGGAATACGAGGACTTCATTGCCTCTCTGGAAGGGGACACACTCGGCTAGTCCCCTTCCAGATTTCCTCTTGACATACCAGAAACTTTCTGGTATCCTGATACCAGCCGAAACTTCCACTGAAAAGGAGAACCGAAAGTGCGGCTCCATCTCGCATTCCGAAACATCCGAGAGTCAGTTGTCGAGGCCGCTCGTACTCTGGCCGATTCTCAGCCGTCCAGGATGGACCCGGCAGACCGAGAGGTTGCGGGTCAGGAGTTCTGTGACGTTGCGGCCAAGGCGTACGGGATCCCGGCGCCGGTCGTTCGCATCGGCGGGGCGTACACGGCGTGGGATTGGTCTCCCGCCTACTCCGACGAGGATCAGGCCGAGATCGTCGTGGGGGATCGCTCTCGATTCCTCCTGCATCTCTTCCAGGCATTCCGATACCACATGGTGCAGTGCGGTCGGAACTCGGTCGGGGAGTATGACGCCATGAAGTGGGCGTACTCGCTCTTCTACCAGATCCGTCCTGTCACTTTCCGAAAGATGGCTCGGAAGCGTCTGCTCACCCCAGCCGTCAGCCCCAAGGACACGTTCACGACCGAGACGTGGCAGAAGATGGTCAGTCTCGGTCTGGCGATCGAGGACGGCTTCTGGTACCAGGCCATCGCAGTCCCGAACTTCTCCATCGACATGATCGCTGCTGTGGAGTCGGGCGAAGTGACGGTGAGCGATCTGATCGAGGCTGAGGACGGTCTGGACGACTCTGAGCAGGACGACGACGAGATGGTCGAGATCGGGGGCGGCGACCCGACAGAAGACCAGACGGTCGAGGCCGATGCTGCCTACCCCGCTGTCGAAGACGGCGTGGAGTACGTCGACACGATCTCGGGGACCGGAATCGTGGAGCCTGCTCCCGACCAGCCGGTGCCGGTCGACGGTCCTCCGACCGTGAACGTCACGCTCGACAGCATGGGGATCACGGAACTTCGTCGGCTCAGCCGAGGGATCGTTTCGGGTGGCTACTCCATGCGGAAGCCGGACCTGATCGCCGCTCTTCGGGCGGCGGGAGTTCGGGAGGTCGTGTGACGATCTCCACTCACGACCTTGTGAGGGAGTGGAACGCCATCGCTGGCGAGGGGGGCCATCGGCTCCCCTTGCTGGCGTATGGCACTCTCCGAGTCGGAGAGGGCAACTACTCCTGGGCCAAAGAAGCAGTGCTGGACGAGATTCCGAATGTTCAGGCAGTCGGAAGCCTCTACCACGTCCGGCCCTACATGCGTGCGTACCCTGTGGCGAAGTTCGATCGCCCCGGCGTGATCATCGGAGACCTTCTGATCATGCACGCCGACCACCCTGTGACCGACAGCGTGATCAGGATGGAAGAGGGCGCTGGGTACGAACTGCGGAAGATCATGGTGCAGATGCCCGATGGGTCCGAGAGGGAGGCTTTCGGATTCCACTACCTGTACGAGCCAGACGGCCCGAGGATCGTGTCGGGCAACTGGCTAGAGGATCATCACATCTGAAAATCCGAAAGGAGTGAGAGATGCCCGCCAGTTGGGAGTACGAGCCTGCCAGGGTGAACCAAGCGTTGTTCGTCCCCAACGGGTTCTTCAGGGTCCGGTCTGAGACCGTCTACGCCCAAGAACGTGAACTTCAGTTCAACGTATGGACGGTGCAGGAGACTGCCAACCTCCGAGGGCAGAGGATCATCAAGGCCATCCATCCCCAGAGCGAGAACTGGTACATGGTGGCTCATCTGAGCCGATCAGGGCGACCGCTCTGGACGGGCAGGTCAGGGGTGATCCTGACAGAGCGACAGAAGGACTTGATCGAGGCCGGTCTTCTGGTTTGTCTACTCACGCAGCGACGACCGGAAACGTTCTCCTTCAACGAACTCGTATCCGATGGGATTTCGTACGTGCCTTCGGAGATCTTGTCAGTGATCACGCCCGAAGAACCTTCCGTCACCATCCCCGGTCCTTACCAGGGAGTGACGTACACCGTGCGTTGCCAGAGGACGTGCTACTCCTGCAACTCGTCACTCCACAACCAGAACACGACGGGTCACTGTGACGACCCCGAGTGCGAGCCAAACGAGACCGCCCAACGCCTGACCCCACGTGAACGGCGGCGGGAACCCGAAGAATCCGAAATCCCGAAGTGCCGACTCCACGGCGGTCAGTGTCAGCACGTCCTCTAGTGGCTTGACAAAACAGAAACTTTCTGGTATACTGCCAGGAAGGAAAGGAGCATCATGCGCTTCCTCACAATCGACGGAAGTGCTGTGAAGGGTCGGTCGTACGACGACGTTGTTGCAGCACTCTCTTCTCTCAAGTTGGTCGAAGCCTCTTCGCTAGAGTCGTACCGCAAGTCGGTCGCCCGTCGAGTCGGGAACTTCTCTCGGAACGTGGAGATCGACACGTCCGACAACCGGGCCTTCGTCCAGTCGTTGGAGAAGGCGGGGTTCCTCACTCGGATCCCCACGGACATGTCGGTGAACGACTTCATCGAAGAGCAAGACAGCGCCGAGACTGGGGACTCTCTCTCCTGAGTCCCCAGTCTTCCGAGAATCCGAAAGGTTCTACGTGAAGATCAGCCTCAGCAAGAAGGGAGATCCCAGGGGTCGCCATCTGGTCTTGATCTGTGACCGGAAGGACGAAGACCCGTACGTGATCCAGGACGTGATCTACAACGAGATCCTGGAACGGAAGGCACGTCCTGTCCGTGAAGACGTGCGAGGGTCTTCCAAGATCTACTTCCGGTTCAACCTTCGGTACCTCGACCGGCTGTGCCTTGCCTTCCCGCAGGCCGAACTCTCACGTGGGATCCTGAAGAAACTGGTGGCGGTCGAGCGGGAGCGTCTGCGTCGTCTACCGGCGCCGCAGTTCTCGATCCCGAAGTTCATCGGGACGCTGCTGCGGTTCCAGCGACAGGCTCTCAAGTTGATCTTCGACCAGAAGATCCAACTCCTGAACGACGAGATGGGTCTGGGCAAGACGTTCGTTGCTCTTGCCTACATCTGCCTCGCTCGCAAGAAGCGAGTTCTCGTCGTCTGCCCGAACAACGCCAAGTGGACGTGGGCAGAAGTTCTTGACGAGTTCTTTCCGAAACTTTCCTACACGGTGGTCGAGGGAGACGCTGCCACTCGGGACGCTCGCATCCGGAACAAGAGCAGGATCACCATCATCAACTGGGAAGGCATTCGGGCGAAGCCGATCTACGACCGGCGCAAGATCGTGGACTGGTCGTACACGAACCCTGCCGTCTTCGATGAAGAGTGGGATCTCTTCATCTCGGACGAGCATCACAAGGCAAAGAACCCCACGGCTCAGGTCACTCGGGGCTTCATCCAGATCCAGGCCAGTCACGAACTCCACATGTCGGGGACGCCGATTATGAACAGGCCGGAAGAGATCTGGCCCGTCCTGCACCGGCTCTACCCGAAGTTGTTCCCGGAGTACGAGCCGTTCGTGAACTCCATCGCCATCCGAGAGGGTCCGCACCGGACGGTGGTTGCGTACAAGGTCGGAGCGATGGCCGAACTCAAGGAATTCCTGAACTCGATCTCGCTGCGCCGTCGCAAGGAGCATGTGCAGAAGGAACTCAAGAAGCGGTTTCCGAAAGCCGTGTGGTCGGTTCGTCACGTCGACCACACCCCGGAGTCTGCGAAGTTGTACCGGAAGATCGAGGAAGAGGCTCTGCTGGAACTGGAAAACGGAGAGGTCCGGGGTATCGCTGGGATCCTGCCTTGGCTCACCAGGCTCAAGCAGGCGTGCTTCTCCCCGGAACTCTACGACGGTAAGCCTGTAAGTCCAAAGATTCCGGTCGTCAAGGAGATCGTGGAGGAACTGGTAGCGAACGGGGAGAAGGCCATCATCTTCACCCAGTGGTCGAGCGCCGCCCAGATCCTTCGTCGGGAGTTGCAGGACTACAACCCGGCCTACGTGACGGGCGAAGAGAAGGACTTGAAGAAGAGGCAGGCCGAAATCCGAAGGTTCAACAAGGACGAGGACTGCCACGTCTACATCGGGACCATCCAAGCCAACCAAGAAGCGGTGAACCTGGGCGTAGCAACCTATGTGATCTTCACCGACATGCTCTGGACTCCCGCCGCACACGACCAGGCAGTAGGCCGGTCGGCGGCGGGTGGACTCCGAGGCATGGACTCCAAGACGGACACGGTTCACGTGATCGAGATCCGTGTGCGTGGGTCGGTGGAAGAGCGGATCGCTGCACTGCTCAAGAAGAAGCAGGCCATCTTCGACCGGATGGTCGAGCGGGATGGCGGGCGTCAGGTTCCGAAGATCACGATGAAGGACATTCGGAGTCTGCTCGACGGATCGTGGAGCAGCGCCGAGGAAGAAGGAGAGGCGGCATGACAGACCTGTGGTTGATCGCTCCGTTCGCATTCGTCTTCGCCCTGGGGTTCTGGGCGGGCGTCGGGTTCGTGAGGCAGGTTCTTCCGACGATCTCATGGAGGCGCCGGTTCATGTGGGGAGACCACGTTTGGTCTGTCGACTGGGCCGAGGCTTCGACCGAGCCGTTCGAAGACCTGACGGTGGGGCTTGTTCACAGCAAGTCGTGCCCCGGAGATCACAACCTCAGCGAAGAGGAAATCCGAAAGTTTCGTGAGGGCTTCAGGTGGGGGGACTGACCATGCCGACAAGAACGCCGAGGGCCGGAAGGGCGACGGCACCCCGAAAGACCGGGATCCAACAGAAGGTCGAGCGACTGCTGAGAGAGCGAGATGCTCTGGACGACCCCACCAAGGGGCCAGACATGGACGTTCTGCTGACCCGCCTGATCGAGTCGCTTGAGAGCGAGCGGCGTTCTGCTCTCAATCAGGCCATCCGAGAGTGCAACGGGGCGGTTAGAACAGCAACGAGCATTCGTGAGCGGCTCCAGTTTGCTCTGACCAACCCCGAAGGAAACGTTCTGAGCGCACTCGGAGAGAACCAAGGAAACGCCGGTAAGCACATCGACTCCTACACGATCCAGGCGTACGCCATCTCTCAGCAGATCGACGTACTCAAGGGTCTTCGGGAGGTAGTACGAGAGCGTCAGCAGACCTGACGCTTGGGGGCACATGGTGGGGTTAGCGGCACCTAAAACCGCACGACCCGAGGGTTCGATTCCCTCTGCCTCCACTGGGCCGGGGGTAAGCCGTCCTGATCACACCGTGGCGGCAGGCGACGGCTTACCCCCAGGCCCAAAATCCGAAAGTTCTCTCCGGGCCGGTGCCCTGGCCCTGGACGGGGGAACGCCTCTCCGTCTGGCCCTCCATTGGACCGCCAGAGGACGGGACGACCTCGGTGGGGGTCGAGTGTGGACCGCCGCACCGGCCCGGAGATCCAAGGTTGACACAGCAGAAACTTTCTGCTACCATTCAACCAGAACATTCCCAAGGGGGTACACATGCCTGCGAAGTCCAAGTCCAAGAAGAAGAAGGGCGTCAAGCGTCTGCCCGAGCGAGTCCTCTTCGAACTCGGCCGTGAGTTCGAAGACTTCCGAAAGAAGGCTGCCCGCTGGGAGGCCAAGAAGAAGGAAGTCCAGGCCACCCTCGTTGAGCAGTTGAAGGCCCGGAAGGTCACGACCATTCAGGGCGGCGACGACGAGATCCGAATCACCGTGGTCGAGAACGAGTACGTCAACTACGACCCCGAGCAGTTGAAGGACGCTCTCACCGCCGCTCAGTGGAAGCGAATCCGCAAGGAAGACGTGGACAAGGACAAGTTGGCGGCGGAAGTTGCCGCAGGCAACATCGACCCGAAGGTGGTCGCTCAGTGTGCCTTCGTCACCACGTCGTCTCCCTACATCCGCATCGGGTGGGGCGGTGAGTGATGGCCGAGTTCCAGTTCACCATCACCCTTCAGGTCGAGCGGGTCGAGGGGAAGTTCGCCAGCAACGACGAGATTTCCGAAAGAATCCAGGAGCAGTTGGAGTCGCTCGACTTCGATCTCGACGGACTAGGCGCTGACGGCGAATCCACGTACGAAGTCGTGGAATCCGATGTGGACGGCGGCGCCGTATCACGACGGAGGAAGCAGGCATGACCATCGTTCTCCGAAAGTCCGACGACGGGTACGTGTATCAGTCGATCGCCACCGGCGCTACCTTTCGGATTCTCGTAGATCCCGAGGGTGGGTACAACGTCGAGCGGGACGGCGAGTGGGCGACGTGGTTCAACACGCTCACCGAGATCAGGTCGTACCTCAGCAGTTACGAGTCGAGGAATTCCGAATGAACTCCCTCCAAGTCCTGGAAGAGCAGGTTGATCTGATCCGGTACTGGATGTCGCCCCGAGGCGTCTCCTACGCCAACGGATACCTGCGCTCTCTCGACAAGACTGGGGATACCAGTTTTGGACCCGAGTGGGATGCCCAATTCCTCGCTCAGAACGAGGCTCTCCGCATCGACCGGGCAGAGACCTACTGGGTCCACGCTGACATGGTGGACTTGATGGTTCATGCGGCAGAAAGTTTCCCAACCTCTGCCCTGCAAGAGATCGACCTTCCCACCCCGTCAGGGTTCGTGTGGCTCGACAAGTCTTTCTTCACGACCGATCTTCGTGAAGAGCAGATCGGCACCCGAGCGTTTGCGTGGTCTCACGCTCGCATGATGGCGGGGCTGAAGGAAGTGCCCGGCGTCCAGATCACGTTCTACTCCTGGCGAGACGACCAGGACGACGAGGGTCTTCGGAATATCTCAGAGGACAACCGCCGCCATCTTCCGAAACTTCTTCTCTGGCACCACGTTCATGTGCCTTTCGGAGTCGAGCCTCCTGCGGTTGAGAACGTGGGCGGCATGACCAAGACCGTCCGAGCGTTCTGGCGGTTCGTGCAGCAGAAGTTGCCCAACAACGAACCACGCCGTCTCGACCGCCCAACCCGGAAGCGTCTCGACAGGACGGGCTATCTCTACCGCCAGCAGGAAGTGCGAGTGATCTCCTTGCGGGCACGTGAGTACGCCCCTCGCAATGACGAAGGCGTTTCTGAAGGCCGAGAGGTTGCGTGGAGCCACCGATGGATTCAGCGAGGACACTGGGGTAAGCGGCACTGCAAGTGCCACCCCGAAGGATTCCACGTGACGTGGGTCAAGCCCGGAGTCAAGGGTCCGGCAGATCGTCCTCTGATCGTGAAGGACCGAGTGTTCCGATGGAACAGGTAGGTACGTACCTATGGGAATGACACCCGAAGAACTGAGCAAGATCCTGAGCGACAACGGAGTTCACGTAGCCCGCTCAAACGACGAGTTTCAGAAAGTCACGGCAGGTCTCGGGCTGCCCATCGTCCGGCAGGGAAGGATGATGGTGGCTGAGTTCTCGTACCAGGCTGCCCCTCCGCTTTTCGACTGCGAGGTTTGCGGCTACCGGATCAACCGAGTGCGGGACTCTCGGGACGGGTCGGTCACGTGGGTACACCCGTTCGCCGGATCCGACGACGACCACCCGGTGAAGCCCGTCCGAACGGAAGACAATCCGGATCCTCGCATGGTCTGTGACTTCTGTGCTCTGCCGGATCCGGAGTGGAAGATCGGAGTTTCGGAACCTGTCAACCGAGAGGTCTTGGAGCGCCGTAGTCTCACCCTGGTTGCGTCCACACAAGACATCGACAAACTCTGGGCGTGCTGCCAGCCGTGCAAAGAATTGATCGACGCTAAGAACGTGGATCTGTTGGTCGAGCGGGCTGTCGTGACCAGTCTCGGGAGGCCCGAGAACAAGGCCGAGATCGAGAGGGTGGGCCAAGGGATGGCGGCGCTCAAGCGTAAGTTCAGAGAGTCCCTGTACCCGCTCCACAAGGCCGTGATCGAGGGCAGGAACCCCGAGGCCGACGTGTGGGTCGGAGACCCCAGTGAAGCCCCGTAAGCCGATCTCGCACGAAGAGAGGCTGCGGCAGACCATCAAGAAACTTGAGGCCGAGGGGGAAGACCCCGAGGAACTTGAGAAACTGCTGCACATGTACGAGAACGACTTCCCTCTGACCAAGACCCAGATGCGGCTTGTGAACAAGTTGCTGAACGAACGCCGGATGAAGGGTCTTCCGTCGTCTCTGGAAGATCTTGGTGAGTAGAGAGCCGTAGGTGGGTATGCCCAGTTCGCCAGAGGTACGGAGAGCCGCCCGAGACGAAAGTCTCTGGGAGAGAGAGAGGAAGGGCCACTACACCCTTTCGGAACTTGCCCGCCACGTGGGAGTTTCCCAAAGGACTATGCAGCGGTGGCTTTCTCAAGGTAAGATTCCCAAAGCCGCAAAGATTGCGAGCAACGGATACCAACTCTGGACGCCAGAACAGGCACGACAGGTGTTGAAGATCCGAACGGAGGAAGGTCATGGCTGAGGACTACAAGACGGTCGAGGTTCGAATCCGGATGCGTGTCCCCGAGTGGGTGGACGACGACTCGCTGGCTGCTGCCTGCACTCCTGCCGTGCCCGGCACGGTCGAGGGCATGACGGTGGTCGACGTGGACGCCGGGTGTCACGTCCCGCCCCGGCGACTGCCTGTTCCAGTTCGGAGCGGTGTCGATGGCGCCTGAACGCAAAGGGGTCAGGGTGTGGTCCGAAGTGGGCCTCACCCTGGCCGTCACTGACGACCCTCCCCAGTTCATCCGCTTCGCCTTCGGCCATGAGCGCATCGCCAAGTCGGACTCAGTAGAAGAAATCCGAAAGACCGCTGCGTTGGTGGACGAGTTCAACGAGGCCGAGTTGGAGAGGCGCATCAAGAAATACAAGAACCTCGTCCGTCGAGAGACGGCAGAGGACGAGCCGAACCGAGTCAAGGAGGGGTCGGTGCGGGAGCGAGCAAGGCGCCGACTCAACGATGGGTAGGCGAATTCTCAATTCCGGAGACCAAGTGCGCTATCGTGCCTCGACCGGAAAGATTCGCAAAGGCACGTACCTCGACAAGAACGCACAAGGCCAAGCCTTAGTCCACCTAGAAGGAGATCCCTTCCCGGTCTGGGTTCCGAAGTCGCAAGTAGAAAGTATCTCTTGCAATCCGGAATCAGAAACCCTACAATCGAAGAAGAGCACAAGGAGGATTCAGATGCCGAAGACCAGCAAGGCCAAGGAACTGAGGAAGCGGGCGCAGTCCCTCGGGATCTCCGGATACGAGGACATGTCGCTGGAGGAACTTCGCAAGGCCGTGAAGCGTGCCGAGCGAGGCGGGACCAGCGGGAAGACCAAGGGCAGCAAGCCCAAGAAGACCGCCCCTTCGAAGTCGAAGCAGAAGAGCACCAAGCCTGCTGCGAAGAAGTCGGCATCGAAGAAGGCCGAGGCGCCCGCCGCTTCGAAGGCAACGCCTGCGACCAAGCGGGTCAAGATGAAGGTGGCCGAGATCAAGGAGTCCAACCCCTTCCGTGAGGGGTCGAACCTCCACACGATCGCACCGCTCTTGATGAAGGGCGGCACCCGAGAGGATCTTGCGAAGGAACTTTCGGAAAAGGTCGAACTTCGTCCCTACGCCAACGACCGGAACTCGGTCGGTCTGGGTGACTACGACAAGCGGATCCTGCTTGCGTCCAGCACCCTGCGAGACCAGTACGGCTTCGTGATCATCCGAGAGGGCCGTGGCCTTCAGGGGTTCATCCAGGCAGTTCCGAAGTCGTTCGTCAACGGCGCAGGCAAGACCAAGGGCAAGGCCAAGACGAAGAAGTAAGTCCTGCCGGGGTTCCCACCCGCCGAGAGGGGGTTCGTTCGAAAGAGCGGACCCCCTCTTCCTTTTCCGAAACCCCGAGTATCCGAATTCGGATCTGGGTTGTTGACTCGTCGCCCCGAGATAGACTACCCTTCCCGGCCTTTTGCGACGAACCCGACCCACAGCAACGCCCGTCCCCTACAATTTGGGTGTTCCCACACCTTCACCAAGGAGACGGGCGATGCGTGTTCATCGTATCACCGTCGCCGCCCTGGCTATGGCGCTGTCTGTCGGCGTCCAGGCGCAGGCGACGATCGTACTTCCGGTGCCTCAACTTGTGGCAGCAGTTTCGGAAGATTCCGGTGGTCGAGATACGACCGAGGTTCTGGGCCTACCGTCCTGGCTGACTATCAGCAGCGCCGAGGAACCAGAGCCAGAGTTCCGCTTCTGCGAGCAGTGCCCCCTCAACCTCAACTACTTCATCGGCTCGATCCCCGAGCCGGAAGTCCGAAAGCCCGAACCTCCGAGGGCCACGACGACCACCACGGTTGTTTCGGATTCTCCCCCGGCGCCCGAGACGCCGCCTTCTACGCCGCCGACAACCGCAATTCCCGAGGCGGCTTCTACGCCTCCACCTGAGCCAGATCCCCAAGGCTGGCCTCCTGTCTCCGGACGCTTCGAACCCAGCCTCTACGTCGAGCCAGGAGAGTGCTCAGACGAATCCTGGGGTGGGTGCGGAGGCTGGACTCCCGAGCGAGAGCACCACGTGCATTCGGCCGCTGTCGAGTTCGGTCTCGACCCGGCGAGGTTGCGACAAGTCTTCCACTGCGAGTCCGGAGGGAACCCCTACGCCGTCAACCAAGCAAGCACCCGAGCGGCGGGGATCAGCCAGCAGCACGCTCGATACATCGCCGGTCGCTTCTCCGCTCTCGGCTACGACGTACGCTTCTCTTGGAATGACTCAGCAGCGTCGGCCCGAGTCGGAGCATGGTTGATCGCAACGGGCGGATGGGGCCATTACGAGTGCGCCTAACAAACCGGCGAGAGGGTGCTTGCAACGCTCAAACGAGGGGCGTATGGTTACCCAGTCCGGAGATCTGGTAAACCTCGATCTCTGGAAAGTTCCAGAAAGAGAAGCGCCCCCCCGAAGGGGGCGCTCTCTCTCGGTAGGTAAGTGGTGATACGCAGTGACGGCGATTGCGAATGCGAGTCGGAACCTCGCAGCGGTCGCTGAATCTGCGTATCGCCCCTTACCGTACTTCAAACCTGTGGAAAAGTAAAGAGCGGGTTTGGAGGTTTCCGAACTTACGTTTGGGTCGGTTCAAGGGGTGCGAATGATCATTCGGGTGCATCGTCGGCGCTCGTACACGGTGGTCGAGAACGACGCAATCAGGAATCCGAAACTTTCCTGGAAGGCCACCGGGCTACTCGTCTACCTGCTGTCCCTTCCCGACAACTGGGAAGCGAAGGGCAGCGATCTCGTCAACCGGAAGACAGACGGCAAGGCTTCTGTCTACTCGGCCCTCCAAGAACTTGAGGACGCTGGGTACATCCGGAGGCGTCATGTTCGCAGGGACGGAAAGACTGTGATCGAGACAGTCGTTTTCGAGCGTCCCCGCAAATCGAAGTCCAAGGGCACTACATAGGTACCTTGGTGGGATCCTGAAAAGTGGAATCCCGGAAAGTGAGATCTCAGTTTTCGGTACCTAAGAAGTACCCATCCTCAAACAAGCACCCATCAGAGAGAAGAAGTACCCATCCAATCTCTCCCCCTACCCCCTCTCTTCTTTTCAGAAACTTTCCTTTGTTAGCAGGAGGGAAGCGGTGAAGCGCAACCACGAAGAACGAGCCTTGGTCTTGCTCCAGGAGATCATCGACATGGACCGGGGTGATCGAGACGCCCTCCCCGGCTCTGTCGTATCAAAGGTCAAGGAGGCTGCGGTGATCCTCAAGAAGCGCCGCAGCAAGCGTCGAGTTCAGGAGAAGTGGAGCCGTGGGAGCACTCAAGCGGGTTGGTAGCGTGAACACGTACTGGAGGATTCTCTCCAAGATGCGTCTAGTCCGTGAAGACGGGATCGTCTACCTCGACAGGTTGCGGATCATCCAGACCCCTTGGTTCGGAATGTTTCTTCATCGGATGGACGGACCAGACCCCGGCGAAGACCTCCACGACCACCCCTGGCCCTTCATCTCGATCATCCTCAAGGGCGGGTACGTCGAAGAGTTCTGCGACATCCGAGAGGCATCCGAGCGTGCCTTCAACGCCAGCGTCGATGTGCAGGGAGCAACCCGAGGCGACCTACGGATCTGGAAGCGTTGGAGCGTTCATCGGATCCCGCTCACGACGTGTCACCGGATCACCCGTCTGGTCGAGCCAACCCCCACGTGGACTCTCGTCATCGTTGGTCGCCGGTCTCAGCCCTGGGGCTTCTACACTCCGGATGGGTTCGTGATGGACGAGACCTACGACTTCTCCCGACGAGACAACATGCGGGAAGAGAAGTAGCCGGACGGGTGAGGGATGGGGCGAGCAGACAAGAGGGCGCTGGCGAAGCAGGTCAAGAAGATCATCCACTCCAGCACGGACAAGGAATTCCGAAAGTTCCGTGAGCAGGAGGCGTTGATCCGAAAGATCCGTGAGTATTCGGGGAGCCACCCCTACCTCACGTTCTTGTCCCGCCAGATCACTACCAAGCCGAACTGGATTCCGACCGCCAAGCAACTTGCCCTGGCCCGGAACATCATGGCGAAGAACGAGTACGAGCACCTTCCTGACGCTCTGGAGTAGCGGCGCCCGCCGTTGTCGTATCAAGTCACGTGGCATCCCCCGACGCAGCAGTCCTCACGTACATCGTCAAGAAGCCCGACGCTCTCGGAGAGTTCCAGAGGGCGGGGATCACTGCCGATCACTTCGTGGGCGACCTCAACCCCAAGATCTGGACGTACCTCTGTCGGCAGAAGAGGGACCACCAGGAGATCCCCTCGATGGGGGTTATCTTGCATCGGTTCCCTGACTTCGAACCCGACAAGACCGTCAAGCCCAGAGATCTCCCGGCTCTGATCCGCACGCTCCAAGATCGCAAGGACTACATCGACCTGCTGACCGTCTTGGACGAAGCCTCTCGGGAGGTTCACACCCCCGAGGATGTCAACAACGCCATCTCCTTCCTTCAGGGTCGACTGAACGAGATCTCCGTCAGAAACGGAAAGTCTTCGGTTGTCGACATGTTCAGCAAGGAAGTTCAGAAGCGGATGCTGGAGGACATCAAGCGCCGCAAGAGCGGGACCGAACTGGGGATCCCGACCGGACTCAAGAAGTTCGACGCCATCACAGGAGGACTCCATCGGCGCCGGATGGTGACGCTGATCGGGAGACCGGGCAAGGGCAAATCCTGGCTCAACCTCATGTTCGTCGCCCAAGCGGTGTTGAACGGAAGAACGGTCGTGCTCTACCCGCTGGAGATGACCCTGGAAGAGACTGCCCTTCGTCTCTACACGCTCTTCTCTTCCCAGATGTTCGGTGCCGACAAGGCGATCCGCAATCTCGATCTCGTCATGGGTCGAGTCACGAAAAAGCGGATCGTCAGGCTACTCAACATCCTGGAGGATCGGTTCTCAGGCCAGTTGTACGTGGCCGACGTTGGGAATCTTTCGGATCCCTACACGATCGAGCGGATGGAAGCAGAGATCGAGTTGTACCACCCCGACCTGTTCTGGGTGGACTACCTGACCTTGATGAAGGCATCCCGAGGAAGGGACGGGCGAGAGGACTACACAGCGGTCGCCTCGCTCTCGACGGGAATCAAAAACATTGCGATGCGTCACAACACGGTCGGTGGGTGTTCTGCCCAGGTGAACCGTGACGCCATGAAGACGAAGACTCTCTTGCCTCGACTGGAGCACATCGCATACGGAGACTCCATCGGCCAGGACGCTGACCAAGTTCTCAGCATCAACAGAGTCGGAGAGTTTCTGTTCTACTCCCTGGTGAAGAACCGTCACGGTCCAGAGATCCAGCGGATGCGAGTCAAGTTCAACGTCGACCACGGCCACATGGAAGAGGTTGGCGACGAAGAAGGAGATGACGATGACTGACCCTGGAGCGACAAGCCAACTCATGGCTGCCTACTACGCAGCCATCACGTCAGTCTCAGAAGGCCATGCTGAAGAGGTTGAGATCGAACATCGAATCTCCGAAGAGAACGGCAGAGAAGAAACATTGTGCGTCACCATCCGCAGGAAGGTGAAGCACTACTCCTTGAGCACAGGAGATGACGATGCCTAGCAGTCACTTCTTCTACTCGCACGCACGTCCTGAGTGGATGATGGTCGGCGTGGTTGACAGAGGAACGTTTCAGATTTACGCATCCAACCACCTGACCGAACTCGGCTTTGAGCGAAACGATGAAAGCGTCCGAGACTGGGCAGGCGAAAGGCTTTTCACCATCCCTCGGATTTACCTCTCAGGGGAGATGACAAGTCTTACCTTGGTGCAAGGAGATGACTGGGCCGAGGCAGTTCAGAAACTTTTCGAAGTGTGGTCTCCAGGAGGCCAGGGTCCGAATCTGGGCCTACCTCGCCCTTCATACGAACTCCACCCGTCCAACAGCCACTCGGTCGTGAACCCAAACGCTGTGTGTCCGAAACATTCTCAGACGCACTACGCCCACTGCGATGACTGCTGCCCCTGGAGGCCACGATGATCTGGAGCGACACTGACATCCTCATGGGGATCGAGCGAGGCGAGATCTCCATCGACCCGTTCTACCCGGAGAGAGTGCAGCCGTCGTCGTACGACCTGACCCTAGGTTCGGAGTTCCGGGTCTTCACCAACTACCAGCGTGTGTCGGTCGACCCGCAAAACCCTCCTGACGACCTGACGTGTCAGGTGATCGTCGGAAGGGAAGGTTTCGTTCTTCACCCAGGAGAGTTCGCTCTGGCGACCACGGTGGAGTATCTGACGTTCGGAACAGCGGTCGTGGGGATCCTCAACGGAAAGTCATCTCTGGGACGTGTCGGTCTTCTGATCCATTCCACGGCCGGGTATTTCGACCCAGGGTTTGAGGGTCAGGCAACCCTGGAACTTTCCAATGTTTCCAATCTTCCCATCGTTCTGACCCCCGGCATGTCGATCGGGCAGATGGTCTACACCCGCACGGTCAGTCCCGCCATGAAGCCGTACGGGCATCCTGATTTGAAGTCTCGGTACCAGGGTCAGACAGGAGCGACAGCGCCCCGGCCAACTCCTAGCCAGCCCGAGAACCCTGGGAATCGAGAGGGCAGAAAGGAAGATTCCGAAAATCCCATCGTGTGGTGCCAACTCTGCATGAGAGAGCACCCTGCGTACGGAGTTCACTAGTGCCTGACGCAGAGGATCTTGGAGTTTCCTCAGTCGAAGAGGTTCTTTCTGATCTTCTGAACATCACCGGGATTACCGGAGGGCGGGAGATCAGGTTCACGTGCCCTGACCCGAACCACGCAGACGACGATCCCTCCTGCTACATCAACTCCACGACAGGCTTCTGGAATTGCTTCTCCTGTCCGGCGAAGGGAGACCTTGCGACCCTCGTCTGTCTCGTTCTGGACGTAGACCGGAAGAAGGCGCTGGAACTCCTTCGGCCCGAGAACCCAGACGCCATCCTGGCGAGCGTGCAGGCTCGATCTCGCAAGAGGAAGCACGCAGCAGTCACCGAGGGAAAGAAGCGCCGAGAGAAGCACGTCTCTCCGATCCCGCCTCCTGACGAATACGAGATGGGTCCGCTCACCGAACTCCGCAAGAGAGGTTTCCGAAAGTCAACGCTACGGAAGTGGAAGGTTCGCTACGTCCCCAGCCAACCACTGGTAAACCCCGACACCGGCAAGACGTTCACGATCACTGACTCCATCGGGATCCCCATCATGGACGAAGACGGAGAGACCGTCCTGGCATGGTGCTACCGACGAACGAAGTCGAGCGGGGACTGGCAGCCAAAGTACCTCAACACCCCTGGCGTCGAGATGGCCGAACTCGCCTTCGGGATGGACCGCTACGGGGCGGAACCCGAGATCGTGGCCGTCGAGGGTGCGCTCGATGCCATGTGGCTCGACCAGAACGGGATCCCTGCGATCGGGATCATGGGCAGCAACTCCAAGAATCCGAAAAGGATCGAGCGGCTGAGTAGGTTCAAGAAGGTCGTGATCGTGGCAGACCGTGACAACGCTGGACGCAACATGGTCGACGGTCTAGGATCTGGTCTGACTTCTCGGGGCGTGCCGGTGTTCGTAGCGAGGTACCTCTCCTTCTCGGTGGGGAGCGACCCTCAAGAACTATCCGGTGTCGACCTGGAGTTGATGGTGGAGAGGGCTATCCCGTTCCGCATCTGGAAGCGGGGCGGGAGTCTCCTTCCTGCCATCTAGGAAACATTCCGGTAGGTAAGTGGGGAGGAAATCTGTGCTCGACTGTCAGCGGTTTGACCTTGCTCGTCCGCAATACGACCGCAAAATCCGAACGTACTCTCGGATCCACTTCCACAAGGTTCCGGGATTCGAACAGGCGGATCTGGAGATCGAACTCTACGAAGTGCTCTGGATCGCCTGCCGGACCTACAACCCCGACAAGGGAGCGGCCTTCAACTCGTACTTCTGGTCGCTCGTCCATCGACGTTTCGCAGACCTGATCAAGTTCGCTTTCCGAAAGTCTCGGATGTCGAACATCCACACGGTCTCTCTCGATGTCGAAGCCGTCCGAACGGCGATCGAAGAGACACTTTCCGATGCCTCTGCCGAGGAAGAAGTTCTGGCACGCATCTCCGTGCAAGATCGCATCAACGAGGGCCGCAAGGTAGCGGCCTAGCAGAGAGAAGCCCCAGGGTGAGCGCATCCCCTGGGGCTTTTCCTCTCCCCCTCTGTTGTGCGAGACAGAGAGTTGATTCAGACCCGGTGACGGCAGCGTGTCCTACGGCGAGAGGATTGACGCCAAGCGTCACACTCGGTGGATCTGAACCCGAGAAACGCTACCGAAGTTTCTTCCGGCAAGCCACTTCGGATGTCGTATCAAAGATCGTGGACGTGATCAGCCTCTCAGGGCGCCGGGCGAAGAACTTTCTGAAGTCGCTTGCCGACTTCAACTTCGTCTGCGTTGTGAAAGATCCTGACCGGGGGTTGGTCGTGTACCTCAAGGGCATGTCCGAGGAACAGGCTCGGGCCGAGTTTCTGAAACTCTGCGCTGAGTTCTAGGAGGAAGAATGGCAAAGAACGCCGCCCGCAAGGGTCTCTCAGCGAAGACCTTCAAGGGCCTGAGCAAGAAGCGGATGGAGAAGGGTGCTGGGAACTCCCTCCGTCTGCGGCTGGAGAAGAACAAGTCCCACCCGGTGCAGTTCTTGGAAACCCCTGACGAGATGGTCGAGTTCGACCAGCACCAGTTCCAAGACGGCAACCGCTGGCAGTACGTCCCCTGCACAGGGGAGGGATGCCCGCTCTGCGACGACGACGATCGTGACGTGAGCAGAGTGCGGTACCGCTTCATCACCAACGTCTACTCGCTCAAGGAGCGAAAGGTTCTGGTGATGGAGGGTCCGAAGGATCTCGCTCAGCGAGTCGCCTTTCGGTACGAGCGGAAGCCGGGATCCTTCAAGAAGCGGGTCTTCGACGTGACGATGTTCGACAGCAACCCGGTCTCGTACCAAGTCGAACTCGCTGAGGAAGAGCCGGTGCGGGTCAAGTCCGACCAGCGGCACGACCTGGAGAAATACATCACGGATGCTCTGGAGCGGTACTACGGGTCGGGCGGATCGGCCGACAAGTCCGCTCTGGAGGAAGACGACGAGGACGACGACAACGAGACCGAGTGGGACGAGGACGAGGGCTACACGAAGGCCGAACTCCGAGAGATGTCCCGCAAGGAACTCGCCGCCGTCGCTCAGGAGTTCGGAGTCAAGACCAAGAAGAACGGAGAGAAGCGGCCGACCAAGGCCATCATCCGAGACATCTTGGCGGCTCAGGACGAAGAGTAGGCGCCCTGTCTACTTTCTGAACCGACAATCCCAACTTTCGGAAACCGAAACAAGGAGCAGGTAAGTGGCACGGATCAATCTGACCATCGACATCGACGGAGTGGACGCCGAGGACGTGAAGGTCATCGTCGGGTCCACCGGGGAGATCAAGGGCGCCGACAGCGGGGCCGAGGCCGAGGCCGAAGAGGCGAAGGTCTACACGAAGAAGGAACTCTCCAAGATGGAGAGGTCCGAACTGAAGGAAATCGCTGAGGGTCTCGACATCGAAGTCGGGAAGAAGCGTGCCCCGTCGATCATCGACGCCATCCTGGAGAAGCAGGAAGAACTCGCCTCCGACGACGAGGAAGAGGACGA